TTTTAAAATAGACAAAAATATGGAACTACCAAAGACATCTTACAAAGAGACTCGGGTTAACAAGGTTAATCAGGGTACATACTTTAAATTAAAACCAACTGATACTGCTCCAGTATGGGTAAGAGACCATTATGATAAATCATCTAAGACTTATGCTTGCCATAAGTATGATGACTCAAATCACGAAAAATTTCTCAAGGGAAAAAGGAAAATATACATTGACTTTACATTTTAATCACATGAACTTATTTAGACGAAAGAGATGCTGTAGTGAACTCATTGCTATTAAAAATGGCAACTTAGTATTCAAATTGAGTAATACTCATATCAATGCTGCTTATAATACTTTACAGGCAATAATGAGGAAATCTGGTATATTCGATGAGAATCTATATTTCGATGTCTATCAGGAATATCGGAAACATTATGCTATATACGACGTAGTACCATCGTTGCTAAGGTATAAGCTACCATTGATATTTTCAGGTAGATACCCAAAGAAACTATTCGATAATCAGTTTACTTTTGAGGAATTGATACCTAATGCTTTGGTATATCATAACTTACCAGAAAGCTTCAGATTACCTGAAAGCTTAGAGAAAATCCTTTTAGAAGTCAAGAAAAGGGTATCTGCTTATATAGACCAAGATGGCATATCAGACCAGGGTTATAGGGATTTGGTTCGAACAAATTTCGTAAAACAATGGGATGTATTTAGAAAGGACCCATCTCTTATAGATTGCTATATGGATGCTCAATTGGGCATGCTATATATGTGGGCTAGAGTAGAAAATAAAACAATCGTAAAGAACATAATCGAAAGAACTCAAGATGAACTAGCTCAAGAGTTCTTATCTAAAAATGACGAATATGGAAAATAAAGAAAAGTTTGCCTTCAGAAATGTAAACATGTCTCAAGGTGTAGAGGTAGAATTTATTAAATTGCTTACCTCATTAGAGACTAAAAGTGATGAAGATATTATTAAAGCTTTTAAAGCTCAATTATCTTCTGGAGTATTAACTTGCCATGCAGAAATGTTATCTAGAACACCAAATCAGATAATATTTCAAACATCTCAATTCAGTAAACCCTATAACTTTTACAAAAACTGGGAACTATGGGTATTCTCTAATATCCTGGGTGTATGGACTCTAAATAGGTTTAGGATATGATTACAATGAAAAACCTCCAAGTAGAGGATATAAAAGATGAATGGTTATATAATGCCTTAACACAGGGCATCAAGGAATGTATAACTGCTCCAGTCCTAACTTTGGACCCAACAAAACCAGAACCCATTAAGAGGGCAGAAATGATACTGGACAATTTCTCTCAGGAGGGTTCTCCAGTAGTAGCTACAGTAATTGCCCCAGGCAATTTCATACAGATGATATTACCGAAACATGAGATACTTCTATCGGTAATGTTTATATATAAAGAGAGAAATACCTATGTACAACTCATAATACAAAAACTTGCTTATGAACGAGAAAAGATTACCACCAAGACTAATGGTTCTGTTAGTAGTACTGAAGGGTGAAAAGGTATATAAAGTACCTATTAGGTCCGAAATAGAATTAGACCACCTAAAAGATTTCAATACATTGAGGAGAATCCTTACACCTTTAGTACAACTATACCATGGGGTAGGTTTTGATACTAGACTTACTTACGATGAATTCAGTATCTTCATTAATGACCTACAACATTTGGGATATGAACGTTTAGATGAATATTCCTCGGGTATACAAGAATTAGTAGAAGCAAAACCCATTACTGAGAATGACCAAGATATTGAGAAAATACGAAAAGGGTTACTTATCTCTCTTAAATCTCAGGAGTTATCAGAGGTATTAGCTACTAAACTAAAGCAAGCCATACATGAAGTATTTGAAAACGAAAAGAAGAAAGGTGGACTAATGAACAAGGAACCCTCTTTAGAACCTATGGAGAGTTCAATTATAAGAGAGGCTCTATATTTGCTAACTCCCCAATTACCTTAATAATTGAAAGGCAGTGGATTAGACTGCCTTTCATAGCGTGTACACATCCTCAGCCTCCCTAAAAATAAATTAGATATATTTTTCTATAAAAATAAAAATGCTTATATTTGCATATCAATTTTAAAATAGACAAAAATATGAAAACGAACTCAGTAACTTACAATCAGGCAGACGAACTAACTAAGGTAGTTCGCAATTTCTTAGAAAAGAAATCTACATTTGAACTTGACTCTGATGAACAGGGTAATCTTCTTAATCTTCTAATGGGACTCTTAATCAAACTAGAGGATGATTACAAACTCAATTGCTTGGATATAAACCAGGTACAAATTTATGATACTACCTATTATTCTTTCATTTTCGAATCAATCATAACTGCCGATACTAATCCCTATAAGGGGCAATTAGCATCTGCTGCAGTTCAATTCATGAATGAATTTACCGATAACGATGGGAGGTTCATATCATTCAATCAACTCGATAGAAACAACTGGATTTTCCAACTTAATTTCTCAATCGCATGACAAAGTATAACGTTAGTCCATTAGTTGCTCGGGAGATAGAATTCTCCACGGGCACTATCTTTGGTGGTAGTTGGTGTCGATACTTTATTTCAATCACCCTACATCAATGCTATATAGAAGCAACATGGAAAACCCGTCCTAAAAATGATTTAGACGGGAACAAAGAAATCTTTAACTCTTTACAGGAGTATCTAGATTGGTTTGCTAATCTTAAGAAAACTTACGGAAGGAGAATATCCCGTAAACAAATGGTATATACTGCATACGATGAAACAACACGTACCTTCAGTTACAAACCCTACGAGAATTGGGCTACAAGACGTTCTAAAGAGAAATTAAATAAGCCCAAGGAACCATTATTGGCCGATGAATTATATTAACAAAATCTTCTGGGAGGCACTCAAAACACCTCCCAGAACCTCTATATTTATAAAAATAAAAGTAATTATAGAAACAAGTTTAGAAATAATTTCGTATATTTGCATAAAGAAAATTTCTCAAATAATTTTAATATAGACACGTTATGAAAGAATTAAAAAATTTAGAGGCCATCCGGGAACTGCTTGCTTCCCACCCCATTTATACTTATGATTACAGCGATGGTCTTTATATTAACAAGGAAGCTACCAATATCCAGGTTTACTCAATCGACTTAGAGGATGAACCTTTTGCTGCTTATATCTCAGGATATATCATCACATATGCTTCAGAGGAAGTTCTCTTCGAAAATCTCCGGGAAAACATTATTTCTCACATGGACTTAAAAAAGGGTGCCGACGACCAATATTATGATTATTCACCCGCACAGGTAGAGGCTATCTTATTCGGAATCCTTCAATTAACCCCAGAACATCAGGATTATATCATAACCGGACTCAAAAAACATCTCCGGGAATTTATCCAAGACGATGAACAAGATGAGGACATGATATCCCAATATACCAATATCTACAATGATATCGAAAAATGGGAATCAGACCACAGGGAAACAGAAATCTTCCAACAACTTGCAGTATCAGAATTATTTAACCAACTAAATAAATAATCACTATGGTAAACTTATATAAATTACTCAACGTACTGGAACAGGGCATGTCTCTGTTCCAACTTAATAAATGGAAAACCGAAGGCATCTGGTACCCCATTACTCAATACAAAAAGGAATCAGATGAAATACAGGTAGTAACTAACCTATTTATTGATGACCAGGAACAGTATCATATCCAACTATCGGGTAATTATCCAGAAGAATCCAATGACTGGAATAACTTTCTAGAGGAAAACCAATGGAAAATCTACCCATTACTTGCAAACATAATGCAGGTCTTCTTGCCCACAGGGAACTATCAAATTATGTATACTCTATATCCACAAGGATTCATATCAGTAATTGCTAAGCCCCATGATAAGTAAAGAACTCAAATCACAATTAAGTATTCTCAAGGAAACTAACCCAGAATATATTCAAACCCTAAAGGATGCCGTTACGGCATCCTATAAGGCAGAACTTCAGGCAATCAAACCCAGTTCTACCGAAGAAGAGGAACAACTCAATATCGAACTCAAGGACATAGTATTAAAAATACTATTTGGGCCTTTCTATAATTATTTCGTATCAGAATACGTAGTATCAGATACTATATGGGAAGAACAGGATAAACTAATCGAGGACTTATATTATTACTTCAAATCATGACACCGTATATTCAACAACAACTTAAAAAGCTATGCGATAATCCAAATTGGTATGACGATATGCTCATCTCATGGGATAAAAACCCAAGAAATCAAAGGGAAGCTATTTATAACTACCTTTCTCATGTACAACTAAATGGGTTACTAGAAAACACTCAGATAGTTTTTACATTCATAGATGGCTACATGAAACCAGCTTTCTATTTCGAAATTCCCAGAGATACCAATCGATATCTTATACTGGGAATCCTCGATGAAGCAGGTTATCCTCATTGCTGCCTATTAGGCCAACCAAAACAAATGTTTAACCCTCAACTCAATTAACATCATGAAACCAACAATAACAGTAAACCAATACCCAATCGGATGGGAATGGCTAGACAGAGTACCTCTAGAGGACTTTAACTGGCTAATCGAAATATTCTCTACCATGACAGATAATACTGATACTTATGACTTTGTAGGATATACAGATTCCGAAACCCTACCAGGACAACAAAAGGTATGCTCAGTAGACAAAATACCATTAGCTAACTTCCTAAACGATGACCAAGGCTATAAATCCGGTATATCAATGTACGGTCACTATATAGCATGTAAATGCTTAGACATATCCTCAGAAAGAGAATACATGAATCAATATACCGATATAAGAATCCTAACTAATGAACTAGAGCCATGCTAACAAAAGGAAAATTCCTGGTATCTTTCGAGGTACCAGGTCACACTAAAGAATACACAGAGGGATTCACAGAGGAAATGGTAATCCCATACAGAACTGAGGAACTTAACACATACCTAAGGTACCCCAACCAAGAGATAAACAACAACCACCTCCACTCCGAACACATAAGATTACAGATAAGAGAAATGTTACAAATCCCACTAAGCGATATAACCATAATCGATATAATATCACTACCATGAAAAAGAAAGACCTAATATACATACCTCACCAAGATACTTGGACAGAACGTTTCCCTAATCCGGGCAGTAACAAAAATGATTACACTCTATACCTAAGTGATCCCCAAGCCCAGTATAATAAGTTACTCCGTACCCAACAGAAACTAAGAAACAAAAAGAAATGAATATCATCTATCACATAATCCGAATAATCCTATCCGTAGGCACCATCCTAACCCTCATACGTAATGAGAAAATATACCAAGCCTACAAGCACTTCCACCCAACAAACAAATTAAGATACCTCTTATCACAAATCCTAACCCTAATCCTATATACCTTATCACTAATATCACTATCCCACCTTTATAGGTACTTAACCATATACCTATAACCCATACCCTCCTCCCCCAACACAAAAATATAAAAGAAAACCTTAATAGCGCTAACTAAGCTACCATCCTAACTAAGGTACATATAATAAAATACCTAATACACATATACCCCTTATTATACTACATACATAATCAATATATCCTAATACATATCAAGGTACCTCGCCGGGGGTTTTGGGGATTTAGGCAAACAAGGCAAGTGATAACCCCTCTACTATACAAAGCCACTCAACTCACTATATAGCCACTATACCATATAGCTCTACTACACACTTTAAAGGCAATCACAAAAAGGCCTATGTGATGACAATTTTTCGTCCCCTAATGGCCTCTTATTTACCTTATCCGAATTACCTTACCAAGCACTATTATATAATACATATCAATTAAATTCAAGGTAAATATGAAACACAGAACTCACCCCAAATTTCCTAAGTATAGGATTTATGCTGACGGTACCATAATCAACAAACGTACTGGGCATACTCTAAGGCGTAAATACGCTTTGAAGATAATGAACGAATCTAATCAAAGAGTCCCAGTAATTACACCCAAATTAATTGCTGAAGCCTTTCGTATACCTAACCCAAACCATTATAAGTATATTAGATATAAGAATGGTAATCTCAAGGATTGGAGAATAGAGAATTTATATTGGGCAAGCTATACTCATAAGCCAGATAATAAATCCAAGTTAACCCCTAAAATTAAAAAGGTTATCAAGGATGTATCTCAAGGCCAAGTAGTTATAATTAATATTGATAGGGTAATTATAAGGAAATAGGTAATATGGTCCTAGAGCTTTATTAGTAATTGGCTAAGTATTTATATTAGCATTATTTATAAGGTTTCTAGGACTTATTGTGTTAAGGCAATCTCCATTAATGGCCCCCGGGGATTTTAGAGGGGTAAAGGCAAATTAACCTTCAAGGCTATTAAGGACCTCACAAGGCAATCAAGGATATTGCATATATTATATATTATTCTTATATTTGCATTGTAATAATAACATTTTAAATAATAGACGTATGAAAACAATTAATCAAATTTCAAACCTCATAATCCTTATCCTAGTAAATTACGTTAAGGATTATCCATGGGCATCTTACATTGCCAATTCACTTTCACAATTCGATTTGATATTGCCAGAACTAATGCAATCGAAAGCTAAGGAAATATCTATCTACCTTAACACAGATGATTGCCTTATGGAATTCTCATCCGAAATCCCTGACCCAGAGGAAATTGAACCCGATTTTACCTTCAACATCGAGTATATAACCTTTCAGGTATACTTCGATTAATTACTTAACCCAAGGGGGCATCTAGCCCCCGTTTATATTATATACATATGGAACTCAACGAATTACAAAATCGATTAACTAACATCATTACAGGTATTTCTAATCTGGGACCTAGAATCATCCAGGGCATTACTCAAGGCTTTATTAAATACTATATCCCGGACCAAATCTGGGTAATATCCATTACCGATATCGAAGGTATTGAACAAACCGCTATCGAATACTATACCTGGGACGAAGACGAGGATGGTCCTATACCTGGTATAAAACTTTTCAAGGATCTCAATATATACCTTGAACGAGAATTTTGCGAATACTAACACATTGCCCCAGGCCTAACTTAGGTACCTGGGTTTTTACTTACGCTAACTTAGTAAGCCATTATAGGCTATCCTAATCTCTATAGGCTTACCATAGTCCCTATATGGCCTTATTGAATTAGGACCTAATAGGTTATTAGAGGGCAATAATAGGGATATAGCTAATCGGCCTTAATTCTTTATCACCTTAGTCCATTAAGGGCCTTATCAATATACAGGTATATAATACACTCTCAAGAGGACAGGCATAAGCCATATAGGATATCCTTATACATATCATATATGCCCACTACAAGGCGTGTGAAGATTACCCTTGTGAACCCCCAAAATTAAGTGCAAATATTAAGTCCTTTTAGGGTGCACAATATTTTCTATTTTATGAATTTTTCACAAAAATAATTTTGAAAATAAAATTATTCATTTTCTCAAAAAATTTTCTTGAAAATGTTTGTAGATTAAAATAAAGTTCGTATCTTTGCAATGTGAGAAAAACAAAGCGATATTTGAATAAATTTTTAATTAAAACTTTTTAAGAAAATAATTCTCTAAAAATTTTGCAGATTAAAAAATAGTTCTTATATTTGCAATACAGAAATGAAACAAATACTACCTTATTAGAATAGTTTAAAAAGTCTTGAGAGTCTATTTGAAAAGGTAATAAAAATAATTAATAATAAAACTTTCAAGCATTTTATTATGAAAAATCAAATTAACAAAGTGAATGTAGAAAAAGCAAGTGCAAACGCAAAAGCAAATAGTTTAATTGCTTTAGACGTATTGAAAAGCGTTAAAGAAAAAAACGCGGGTCTTTTCAAAACGTCTTTAGGGACAAAAACAGAAATTTATAAAAAAGAACTTTTTGAGGGTGCAAACGAAAAGCAAATTAAATCGTTACGCAAAAAGTTCAGAAATGTAACTTTCAATTTTCTTTCCACGATTGCAAACAATGCAGATAAAAAACTAATTGACGGCTTTATAGACTTTTATAAACAAGTCTATGTAATAAACGATTTTTCTTTTTCTTCAATTGCAAGCGAAAACACTAAAGAAGAAAAGAAAGCGATTTTAATAAAAGGTCTCGAAATTGTGAAAAAATCAATGAAGTAAAACAAAATCAGATAAGGAGTAAAATTTTACTCCTTATCATAAAAATAAAATTATTATGTTATTAATTTTGTTTGTTATCTTATTAGCTGTTTTTGTTAGTGCTTTATATGTAGTTTATATTCTTTTAAAATCAAATCATAGAATAATCTCTACTATTATTGACGTGCAAACTTTTCAATTAATTAATGTAGAGCAATTTCTATTGATTGAACAAATAAGCATGAACTATTTAAATAAAGTTGAATATACAATTTATAAAAAATTTTCTTTTAAAACTTTTTTACTATACTTATGTTATTGTTTAAATGAACAATTTAAAGAAAATTTAAGTAATCATTTAATAGATAATTAGAAAACAAAGGGACAAACATTTTTATTTGTCCCTTACTTTTTATTTTTAAATGTTAAATTTAACGGAACCGTACGCCCCTTTTAGTACCACAACTTTCGAAGCTTTCGCATTAAGGGGTACCTTGAAGGCAAATACACATTTTAGTACCAGGAAATTTTGACACCTCGTATTAGAGGTATACCCAGATATCCCACACCACACATGCCCACATAACACACAGAGAAACCAGAGAATAAAACATCCCTGGCTCTCATCCACCTTATCCCTCTGGCAGATTACAATATCAAAGTTCTTTCTATAAACCAAAAACTTAAAAGATATGGAAGAAAAAACATTATTCAAACTAGCACGTGCAATTACAGATACAGGTACAGATACTGTATCTTCAAAAGGTGGTACTATAACCTACCGTATCACTTCCCTTAAAAGAAAACTAGTAAATGGCAAAGTAGTTTCAACCTCTACACCCTCTTGTACTTTGGGCTCAGCCTCCGTAAGTTGGGCTACTTGGGGAGGAGTTACCGTTGGAGATGGTTACTTAGATGTAAAAATTAACTATTCAGAAAATACTGGGTCCTCAAGGTCTACTACTCTGATATTTGCCCAAAATGAGTCTAATAACAAAATCAATCTCACAGTAACTCAGGGATCCGGTGTAACCTATAGTGGATACATAAAAATGGTTTCAAACTCACTGCCTTTAAGTGGTAGTAAAGGTAATACTGCTCAAATCCTTGTGATGGCCTATTTAAATGGTAGTGATGGGTCTAAAAAGCCAGAAACTCCCCATGTGGGTAGTGCTCCCGATTGGTGCGCAGTATCCGTTGCCCCAGTGGGTACTCTTGAGAACCATTACATGTTATTCCTGACCGCTTTATCGAGTAATCAAACTGGAGCTAACCGTTCAGGGCATATCTTCTTAACCTGTGGGGATGCTAACCTTAGTATACCAGTAACTCAAACTACGGCTAAAATTACAAATAACATCACAATAAGTGTATTTAAAAGCCCAACCTCTAACACCTCTGCTAGTTGTGATATAAGGTCAGATCAACTAGTAGATAGCAATATAACCTTTAGATTACAGATTCAATATGGTGTATCATCTGGTGATGTAAGAGAGTATATTTATACTTTAGCCAAAGGTAGTGCAATTTCAAGAAATAACTTTGCCATTCAAAATGGAGCTAATCCTCAAGTAGTAGATTATGGTTATTCTCCTCAAGAAGACTCTAAGTACATATATGATGTGTCAGTCATATAATTAATTCAGTAGGCTAATTAGTAACCCACATACCCAAAATATCAGAGCCAAGGTATATGCAACAGAATACCTATGCCAGGGATACCAGCAGGTAATATAAGAATCTGCTTTTAGTATTTCTGGATGTTCTTCTTCGTATTTTTTATCTTCTTCTCTAGAATCATACTTATACAATATGAAGAAAGGTAAGAATACGAAGAAGATTATTAAAGTAACTGGGAATAAGAGTAGGAGAATTATCTCCCACCCTTGCATTGATGTCCCAGCATAATTACCATCTCTATCAAAAAAGAATCTCATAGTAATTTGTATTTTATGTATCTGATTAATAGATAAATCGGAAATAGAGGTAATACTATCCATACCGAGATGAATAAAACGAGAGAGTGTATTTTGTGAGTATAGGGTAAATAATCCAAGCAAGCCCTTACAAAAAATACCGTGAACGGTAAGCATACCAAATAAATTATTGCTAATACAGTAGTCATTGTTCTTTGAGGTATTTGTTAATAATCTTGGTAAGCTTCTTATCAAATTCAATCATCATATCGAAAGCTTTCGAATCTTTCATACTTCTCATCTCCTTATCAAGTAATTCTATGTTTCTCTTAATTGAGAAATAGGCCTTATATGCAAGGAATACTCTTTCATTTTCTTCGGTGAGTGGAAGAATTTCCCCCTTTTGCCCATCCAATCTTGGATATGTATCATCAGGACCCAAGGTTCTTGCAACTTTTACTCGGTTACTGAGCATTGCGAATCCACCTTTTTTATCGATAGATTCCACTGTAACTTTCTCAATGATGGGTCTTCCCGATAATGTGAAGAGAACCTCATCCCCCTCTTTGAGCTTTTTGATTTCTTTCTTTTCTTTTTTCATATCTTTATTTATTAAGAATTTTTCTTTATGCAAATATACGAAATTATTTCTTATTTATTGCATTATCTATTTTATTTTTTATAAATTCATAGGCATTGCCCCGGTAATCTTCTAGCATTTTGTATTCCTGTGGAGATAGAATTACTCCGTTTACTTTAAAAGCATCTCTTAGATGTTCTGGTATAGTGCCTTGGTGAGTGATGTTATTATAACGGATGATGAAAAGTTTCTCTTTATCTTCATCTATAACACCAAGAGTGTTGACTGGTTGGAGTTTAGTTTGGTAAATTCCCCCAAAAGCAGAAGGTACCATTAAAATACTTCCCGGTACTCTAGTTATCCAATGAGAATAATCGGGAGTAATTACGGCAATTTTACCCTCTTTCTCAAGCTCTTTATCATAAGCTAATCGATTAAACCAAAAAGCACATTTAAAACAAACTTGTTTTCTTGCCATAAGTTGGGGAATCTCTCTAGTTTCATCGAATTCCTCTAAATTAATTGGTTTGCCACATATCTGGCATTCATTTTTCTTGCCCATATTGCATTATTTTATAAGTTATATATGATAATAGAACCTCGAAACATCCTAAAAATGGGTTATAAGCAATACTTTTGTTACTAAAATTGAACCATTAAAACTGATAAGTTATGGATAAACTAACAAATGAAATGATTAAAGACCTTGCTATTCGCTTAGGTCTAGAACCTGCTCTATTGAAAGCTGTTCAATTGGTAGAAGCCGCAGGTAGAGATGGGTTTTTAGCTGATGGTAGGCCTCAAATTCTCTTCGAGGGTCACATTATGTACAAAGAAGTACATAAGAAATTCCCTGACAGAGATTTAGCTTACCTTTGTAAGAGATATTCTACGATTTTCTTCCCTAAATGGGATAAATCGAAGTATTTGGGAGGTGTACACGAGTATAAAAGACTCGAATTAGCCAAAGAAATTGACGAAGAATGTGCATTGAAGTCTGCAAGTTGGGGTATGTTCCAGATTTGTGGGTTCAATCACAACCTCTGTGAATGTAAAGATGTCTTCGAATTCGTTCATAAGATGTCGGAATCTCATGCAAATCAACTAGAACTCATGTATTATTTCATGAAAAACTCCGGTTGTTTGAAAGAACTTAAGGAGAAAGACTGGGCTGGCTTTGCCAGGAAGTATAATGGTCCTGGATATGCCCAGAATGCCTACGACCAAAAACTAAGAAATGCTTACGAAAACTTTAAAGGTAAATTATGAAAAGATGTCATTTTAACAGCTGGGTAGCAAAAGTATTTCTTTTCCCCAGTTACAAAGCAATTACTCTGGTGTATAACTCATTCTTCAAACACAAAGTAGAAGAGTGTAAACCTGATGATATCAATCATGAGTGTATTCATCAGGTACAACAGATTGAATGTAGTATAGTGGGTTTGATACTTGGTATCATACTCTGGTTATCCTTTGATATATCCTTCTGGTGGGTAGTGGCCCTGGTTTTTGGATTCTTCTATCTCTGGTATATTATCGAATACATAATCATCAGGTGCTTTGCCAAGTGGGATAAACAGAATGAAAGGTATCATGATGTAAGTTTCGAAGAAGAAGCCCACAATAATGATAAGAATCTGAGCTATCTGGAAGACCGTAAGCCATTTGCTTGGATTAAGTACATTAAATTGAGAAGCTACAAGAAATGAAAAAACTAAGGGTATTGGGAGTGTGCGCTGGACAGGGTGCACTCCTGTTCCCTTTTAAGAAGAATTTGTTAGGGAACATAGAGATAAGGGGAGTATTCCACACTCCAGGCGAAGAACAATGGAAATTAAATTTTGGGGATATACCGTTCTATAAGGGCTTTTGTTTACAAGAATTCAATGAGAAAGTAGACATAATTATATCAAGCCCTGATTGCGGAGCAGCCTCAGTAATGAGGTTATCCAAAGTAAAGGAATTGGGTAATCCTAAAGATAACCGTAGTCTTAATCTAGTAATTGCATCAATACTCGAGTATAAACCCAAGATATTTCTTATAGAAAATCTACCAAGACTGCTAACACTACTTCCCAAGGATTTCTTTGAGGAAACATTCAAAGACTATAAATTAATTTTTCACGAAAGGTCAGTTTTAGATTACGGAAACTCCCAGGAGTCAAGGAAGCGATTACTCATCATTGGAGTACATAAAAAGACTGGTAAGAAATACTTGAATGCTTTTGATGAAGTATTTCAAGTAAAAACTCCAACAACTACTAGAAATTTACTTAAACCACTCACATTCTCTCAGAAAAATAATACTAACCAGATTCCCTTTATGAGTAAGACTCTGGCAATGTATGACTATCGAAAGCTACCTGAGAAGAAAAATCTCACAGTAGCAAAGATACATAGGCTCTGGGTTAGGGATTTCAAGGATGAAAAGAAGTGGCCTATCAAAACTGAAAAGATGAGTACTCTTCCAGGAGTATATCGATTAGAGTATGATAAACCTCCCTTAACTCTCAGACCTGCAGATAGGCAATTTAGACCCGATGGCTACCCTTTGGGAATAGAGGATTTCAAGGCAATTATGGGATTCCCCGATAAATTCGAAATTTACCTTCACAAAGATGGTGATACCTTCGAGGGTGATTTTAAGGATTACCATTACTGGCTTAACAAGGCAAGGTACACAATTGCCAAGGGTTCGGTTTATGAGGTAGGGATTTGGTTCAAAAAATGCCTCAAAAAGGCAAATACCAAGAAACCTTGAGTTTCAGCTTTATATATAAAGTCTTATATATAAGTTTCTGGGGTGCCTTGAAATATATAGATATATAATATACTACGTATATATATCTATATATTTATCTGCGTATATATAGCTATTCATATATCATATCGTAAGTAGTATATTTGGATATTATCTCACTTCGTTCGATAAAGGTAATCGCTAAGCGATTACCGAATAGATAGTATCATTAAAGCGTGCGAACTTCCTAAAATTTTTGAACATGAAGAATTTAAAGAGGGCCTTGTTCATTGTACTTCTAGGATTTACTATTTACCTTTGCTTCAGGAATTACAAACTTTCTCGAGAGGTTGATTCCCTGGAACTAGCGGTCAATGAAATCCCAGATACAGTATACACAGAGAAACCCTTTAAACCAGAGAAGAAGTACTCAGAAAAAATTGAACCAGGTAAAATCTTAGTTCATGATAATAAGCAGCCAACTCTCTTTCCTGATTCCATGCTAAGGCAGCCAGTTATCAGTAACCAAGATTCCCTGGTTCAAATTGTTTTGAAGAAAGATAAGTTGAACTTAAGTCTGTTCAATAAGGAGACTAACACTTATTCAACTAGACTATTCCCAATCGACTTAGATAAGTACAACTACAACTGGTATGAAGGTCAATTAACTCGAAAGAAAGTTGCAAGGTTATCACTTAGTCCATACGTCTATGGCAAATACAGACCTTTCAATAATCTCTTCGATATGGGAGCTGGTCTTTCAATCAAGACTAAGAGATTTAATTACAAATTCGGAGTCAATACCTTTTACTACCCAAAGATAAAATCCGGTATAGGTACTGACATCGAATTTCAAATAACGTATAACTTTTAAGTAATGGCAAAGACTATCTCAGAAACTAGAACTACATTAACTCGGGAAGAGCTATCAAACTTATCTCGAGTTTCTAGTGATGTTTTCTTTTTTAGCCTTTTTTGCTATGTGATACATCCAGTAAGAGGAAAGGTAAGATTCGATTTATACCCATTTCAAAAATCGGTTCTCTACAATTTCATTGCCCAACGATTCAATATCATTCTCAAGTTCCGTCAGGCAGGAATTACAGAACTTATTTCAATGTACTGTCTTTGGTTGGCGATGTACCATCCCAACAAAAAGATAAACATTATCTCTATCAAAGATACAACTGCTAAGAAGGTGCTTAAGAAGATTAAGTTCATGTACAAGAATCTTCCATGGTACCTTCAAACTCCCATAATCAATGGTAGAGCTGGAGAATACGGTTCTGCTTCCATGATAGAATTTGATAATGGGTCATTTATTGAATCTATTCCGACATCATCCGAAGCCGGTCGTTCGGAATCCCTTTCTCTTCTGGTAATTGACGAGGCAGCAGTAGTAAGATGGGCTGCTCAAATTTGGGCTGCTGCATTCCCTACTCTTTCCACTGGTGGAGCTGCCATCGTCAATTCCACTCCCTATGGAGTTGGTAATTTCTATCACTCAACTTGGGTAGATGCCATTGCAGGAGGTAATCCTTTTAACCCAATTCGATTATACTGGCAAATGCACCCAGAACGAGATATCAATTGGTATAACCAAATGTCTTCTGCTTTGGGAGCAAAACGAACTGCACAAGAAATTGATGGTGACTTCTTATCATCTGGTAATACAGTCTTCGACTTAGCCGATATTAAAGCTATCGAAGACTGCCTTAGTGATTACCCAGTTATTAAGAAGAGATTTAATGGTCAATACCGACAATTCTGTGAACCCGAATCAGATAAAGAATATTTCATTGGTGCAGACGTTTCAACTGGTAGAGCTTCTGACTACTCTTCATTTACTTGTATGGATAAGCTAGGAGAAGAACAAGTAGTATATAAGGGGAGAATGGCAGTGGGAGCTTATGCTAAGTTACTTGGTGATACTGGGAAGTTGTTTAACTGGGCAATAATAGCTCCAGAATCCAATGACGTTGGTTTATCAGTAACCTCTAAGCTTCAGGATGAAGGCTACCCTAACCTTTACTATTACCAGAAGATGCTGAAGAAAAAGGGTAAAAGTAGACCTGAGATGGATAAATCCCCTGGTTGGTTAACCACCCAAAAGAATCGTTCAGTGATAATAGAAAACTTGGAAGAAGATATTCGATTAGATCACGTAATCATTAAGGACCCATTCTTTGTACAAGAAGCTTATACCTTCATATACGATGGTTTGGGCAGACCTGTTGCAATGGGTAAACATAGGGCTAATAATTCAGCGGTAGATGTAGACCTTGAAGGAGATGTATATGCAGATGATGATATCTTCGGAAAAGCAATATGTAATCACATAAGGAAAGGAAAAACTAACGTAATCGTACAACCAAGATGAAAAAGTACTTCAATTTTAGTTGGGGTTGGGGACGTAAGAAGGACCCTCCCAAGAATGGTACATCCTCTAATAAAGAGGAGAAGCCTGCCACATCCATTTCGCCTGGTAGGGTTTCAGTTGACGATGATAGCGATAACTTAATTACATCATTACAAGGGTTGACTAAATTAGTTGAACCCTCTTTTCGTGTTGATGTGATACCTTTAATTCGGGATTTATATAAAGTAAATCCTGATATGGGCATCGCATTGCAAGATATGTTTAAGTTAGCTAACACCAGTCATACAGTAACTTTCCCTAATAATACCGATGAAGAGGCTTCAAAGATGAGAGAACATCTTAAGAAAGCCACCAAGGGATGGACCAGATATACTGCTGGTATAGATGGTTTAGTTAATAAAATGATTGTTCAACTTCTTGTAAGTGGGGCAATATCCGTAGAAGGAGTACCAAATGATAAGCTTGATGGTTTGGCTACTGTATTATTCCTTAAGCCAGAACACATTAAGTTTAAACGTGAATTAAATGGGGTGTATGCTCCTTACCAAAAGAATATAAATTTCTTTGTTAAGCAACAAGATTACATTAAGCTTAACCCAGAAACCTATTTCTATGTTGGTATGTTCAATGATACGGATGAACCTTATGGAGTTCCTCCATTTATGCCTGCATTGGATTCTCTCAAGGGTCAGAATGATATGAAGGTTAACTTCAAACATATCATGGAGATTTGTGGTATGGTTGGTTTCTTAGAAGCTAAGATGCAGAAATCTCCACAAAGACCAAATGAGAGTATCAAATCTTATGAATCCCGATTATACCATGAACTCAATATCCTCAAACGTAATGTTAAAGAGGGTATGAAGGATGGGGTAGTTGCTGGTTACATAGATGACCATGAATTCAAACTAAATTCTACTACTAAGGAGCTCGGTAATATCGAGAAGCCTTGGAATATGAACCAACAATCTGTAGCAAATGGGTTGGGAGTTAATGGCTCTATCATTGGGGTATCATCTACTACTGGTGAAGGTGCAACTGGTATAATGCTGTCTAAGATGATTAGCCAGTTAAAAAATATCCAAATGCTTGTAGCTTATGTATTAGACCGACTTTATTCTCTAGAACTGCGTCTGGCAGGCTTTAATAATAAGGGGATGAAGATTGATTGGGGAACTTCTACAGTTTCTGATGAAGTTAAAATCCAACAAGGTCTTCAGTATAAGATACAGAACCTTGACTTATTGTATAAGGCTGGTATCATTAGTCAAGAGCAATATGCTTGGGCAATGGGTTATGATTCTCCTGATGAGAAAGAACCAAGGGTTTCACTTGAGGACCAATTTGCTAAGGGAGGTAATATAGACCCACAAGAAGGAACTAAGAAGAAACAAAGGCAAGATGATAAAAACCAATCTGCTCGTAGGTCAAGAGATAAGAATAACCCGGCTCCTTCTCGAGGAGACCAAAATACTAAAGCAAGATGAGTAAATTTACAAAGAAAAACAAAGAGCATCTTGATTCTATGGTGATAGGTCAAGGCCATACCATTATGGCTGGGTATATCCCAGAAGCAGTGGGAGCCAAGGCTTTCTCAGAGAATTATTACAAATGGAAAAATCCTACACCGGATTCCATTGCTCAATTTGGGTTTTGGGGAGGGGATATAGATTATAATACTTACTATCCCAACCTAGACAAATCAGAACTAACTCCTAAGGACGAAGAGTTTATCGAACCAATGTTCAGATTACTTTCAGAAACGATTGTATCTAAGAATTGGAACCCGACAGACTTTGGTCAGAATGGAGTACTAAAGGCTTCTATGAAGATGTTGCTTGGTCAAACAGTAAACTGTGACCATGAAACCAACATCGGTAATGCTATTGGTGCTGTATCACAAGTAATGTGGCAGGAATCCTATAAAGACGGTAGCTTTACTATACCCGCTGGTATCAACGGTATTCTGAAAATCGATGGTAAGGCAAACCCAAGAATTGCTAGAGGCATCCTTATGGAACCTCCTTCAATTCATAGTAATTCAGTTACTGTACAATTTAAGTGGGATAAATCCCATCCCCAAATGGAAGATAACGAATTTTATCAGAAACTGGGTACTTATGACTCTAAGGGAGTTATGGTACGTAGAATTGTTACTGAAATTGTTCGTTACCTTGAGACCTCACTAGTTTCACATGGTGCTGATTCATTTGCCCAGAAAATTGGTTCGGATGGTAAAATCATTAACCCAACCTTTGCCAAAAGAACTTGGGCATCTTATGAAGAATACCGAGATGATAAATCGAAGCAATACTTCTTTACTGATTATAAATCAGATTTAACATCATATCAAGAAAAGGACGATACTCAGGGTTCTTTTAATGATAATGATGCCAAGGATAATCATTCAAATAAAAATAACATGAACGAAGAATTACTAAAATTTCTTGAAAGCCTTTTTGGGGATAACATGCTTACCCTGGAAGAAGGTAAAGAGATGAATCAGGAAAATGTAATTGCCTGCATTCAGACTTTGGTATCATCCAGAAACGAATTGCAAACTTCAGTAGATAATCTTACTACAGAGAAAACTTCTCTTACGGAACAGATTACCAACTTGAATGCTGAAGTAGCTAACTTGAAGGAAATGGCAACCGTAGGAAAGAATCACATTGCTTCTCTACGTGAAAATGCCGTAGAAACCTACAAGAAGTTGATGGGTGATAAGGTAGATGAGACAATCGTTACGATGCTCAATGCCGAGACTACTGGTATTACTACTCTTATTTCCTTGACCAAGGATTACCAAGCTCGCTTGGAAGAGAAGTTCCCTCTCACTTGCTCAAAATGTGGTTCTAAGGACGTCAACCGTGCTTCCTCAATTGCTGAGGATGATACCGAGGGTAAAACTGGAACCCAGGGTACTGATACCCAACGGAATTCAGAATCTCCGAGTACTAAGAATGTAATCGATAACTTGTATCGAAACAAAATCAAATAACTAATATAAATAATCCGCGTTATGGAAAAAACTAAAATCGTAAACGACCCTCAGCAACTTACTCTCTTTGGGGAAAGAACCCCGAGAGCGGTGATTTACAAAAGTGAGTCACACAAATTGCACCAGGCTTTCAATGTTAAAGCTGGAGAGAAAATCGTACAGGGTATGCCAGTGGCTTTGAATGAAGAAGGTTTGATTTACCCTTGCACTGATACAGCTACTCAAGTTTATTTGGGTGTAGCAGTAACGGATAACGTTAACCCTGCTTATCAACCTCAAAGAAATTTCCCGGTAGAGGTAACAGTAGCTATGGAAGGTTACATGATTTGTAACTGGGTATCAAACGGAAATATCGACGCCGGCTATGTAACTCCCGATGGAACATTGCTTAACGATAGATTCGTAAAAGCTAACCAAGCAACTTCATCCCAGTTCATTGCCCTTAATCCTGCAGAAGAGGCAAATGAGGTAATTCAAGTACTCATCAAATAAGAGAAAAGAAGTTATGGAAAATAAAATAGATATTACAAAGTTGAAGGCTCAGGATTTTATGAATGAGCTGCCGGAAATGGTAAGAAGCTTGGAAGCTGTTCGTTCCGGTTCACAGGACAAGAAGCCTGTAGAGGTAACTTTTGGAGAATTGGTTACCGGTAAATGGGGTATTTCAGAAGATGAACTTTTTGAAAAGATGGGCATCAATCCAAAAGTGGACACGATGCAGAACATCTTTACAATGCCCCAACAGAATATTCGTTGGATTGTTCCGGAAATCATCCGTGCTGCTATCACATTGGGTATGCGCCAGGCTCCGTTCTATCCAAATATCATTGCATCTGACCAACCAATCAATGGTTTACAAGCAATCATGCCGATGGTTAACATGTCGGATGCTGCCCCTGCAAAGGTTAATGAGGCAGAAACTATCCCATTGGGTGATGTTAGCTTCGGACAGAAATCAGTTAGCCTCTTCAAAATCGGAAAAGGTTTCAAACTTACTGATGAAGTTCGTAACTATGTTTCGCTCGATGTCTTGGGAATCTACCTTCGTGATTTTGGCGTTCAGTTGGGTTATGCTCTGGATACTCTGGCTATGGACGTTGCTATCAATGGTAACAACCCTGATGGCTCTGAGTCTGCCCCGGTAATCGGTGTATACGAAACAACTAATGGTATCACTTACAAAGACCTTCTGCATATTTGGGTACGTGCTGCTCGTATGGGACGTAACTTCCAAACTATGATTGGTGGTGAAGACCAGGCAATCGAAATGCTGAACTTGCCGGAATTCAAGGATCGTCACTCTGGTACTACAGAAGCTACCCTGAATGTTAAGTCTCCTGTTCCCAAGAATGCTGACTTCTACATTCACCCGGGTACACCCGACCAACAGTTGCTGTTGATTGATACATCTGCTGCCTTGATTAAGCTTACTGCTCGTCAGTTGATGCTTGAATCTGAAAGAATCGTTTCTAACCAGACTCAGGCAATCTATGCAAGCTTGACTACTGGCTTCTCTAAGATGTACCAGGATGCAACTCTGTTGCTGGCTGCTGACAAGAAGTTCTCAGAATTCGGTTTCCCCGAGTTCATGAACGTAGACCCATATTTGATGGTTAACCTAGAATAATAAGGGACGTCCGGTTTCATCTATATAAATTCCCTGAGAGGGTAGGTAACTAAAAAGACCTATCCTCTCTTTAATCATTTTTAAATCTTAGGAAATATGGCTAAAGATAAATATACAGTAACTGTGGGACCAAGAGCTTACAGTTTTCATGACCAATCAACTGGTATTACCGTTTGTAGAGGAGAAGACAAGGAACTCTCTCGTCGTCAATTCCGTGCACCAAAGATTCAGAAGGCAATTGCCTCTGGCCATCTGATTATCATTGCTGATAAATCAGAAATCGAAAAGTATTCAGAGGCCGACATCGAAAAGTTGGATAAGAGACTGAATGCTCAGTTCAAGAAAGGCATGACTCTTGAAAAACTTGCAAAGGGCTATTCCCTGGAAGAACTGAAACTGGTAGCAGGTCTTCATGAAATCGTTGCCGAGAAAGATGATACAGTAGAAACACTTATTCAGGCTTTGCTGGAAGAATTCGAATCCTCTTCTAAAGGGTAATATATGAAAATTACATAAGACAGACTAATATGAATAACAATCTGGACTTTTTGTACGTTACGTCAGGTCTGGAAGTTTCATTCAGAGTCATATCCAAAGTCCCGGCCAAATCCATTTTTGACTGGGACTTTGGCGATGATAAGGGAGAGGTTTTCAATGGTGGAAGACATGTTTCCTATTCTTATGAAACTCCCGGTTTCTATACAGTAACCATACATGTAACCAACTCTAATGGTTTAGATATCACCGTAGATAAGACTCTGGTAGTTTGTGATTATGGTCATACGGCATTAGCCGATACAATATATAACTTAATCGACCACTATATTCCTTCAGAGATATCAGAGGGAATGACCAGGGAAGATAAATCTATCTACATCACCAAATGGCAATATTATATTGGTCCTCTAGTAAATCACCAAATTCCTGCAGATAAGTATACTGATGAATTATGGTATGAAGCACTAGAAAACCAATTAATAATGGAATTGGCAGCATGGGACTTTCTCAATGTGAAGATACTTAATCTATTAACAAGTACTTCAGAATACCTAAGTCAATTAACTTCTACCAAAGAACAAACTGGTGATGGTACTTCTAAACCCGAACTTGCTCGTGGTGATAGAATAAAACAAATCACTACTGGGCCTACTGAAGTGCAATATTATGACACCTTGGCAGATGCTACAAGTTCCCTATGGAAAACACTTTCTCAAGCAATGCAACCAGGTGGATTAATAGATGAATTAAGAAAGAACCTTTGTATGTTAGCTTCACGATTGGAAATCTACTTACCATTCTGTGATGAAGTATTCAGAACCGTAGTTCCTAAAGTAGTTAACAGAAGGCAACCTGGAGTATTAGATGGGCCAAATCCAAGTGCTCCAGTGAAAGGTAGTAAGAAATCAATTCTAACTAAGTTATGACAAAAGAACCCTGGAGAATGGTAAAGAACCGCTCTTGGGATAGATACAAGAAAATTATCACTGACTTCTTAGATTGGGATGCTGGTAGGCAATCCATAACCTGGGCCAAACATGTTAATCAGCTTCTCAGTCATGCCGAAGACAGTATACCTAAATATTATAACATCCAAATCGAGGCATTATGTTACTACAATGCTTTCAGAAACTGGCCTATCAATAAGGCAACTATTTCAGGAGAATTGGATGATGAAAACTTATCAATACTAATTTCTAAATCTTATATAGAACAAATCGGTTATCTTACACCGGAAGGTTATTGGGATTTTAATTGGGAACAAGATAGGTTTGTAATTAATGGTATAACGTATAAGCCTTCTGGAGATACTCAGACTGCTCAGGCAAAGGATGAGGCTTTAGTTTTCATGATTATCCTAAAGAGAGACCGAGATACTAAAGTTGAATTTGTAGAATAAAAATAAAGTATATGGCAAAGATGTTAGTACTGAGGTGGACACCAATTACTACAAACAGTGGAATTTGGTTTGATAGTAACTTGGTTATCCTTAACGGTACCTCTGGAGTTCATATTGAAATGAAAGGTAAGGGCAATGATGTAACGGCATTTCAATCGATGACCGGAAACAAATTTGTCACCTGCTTTCAAGATTACTTCGGGGATATCTGGGATAAAATAATACCTCATCCTGGTATAGGCCAGGTAATAAAGTTCCGTGTAAATAGGCTTCCTGATTATGCTTGCATACGGGGAGATATTGAGGACGGTGGAGATGTAAACCCCGAAAATCCGGATGTACCAATGAATGCCTTCTGTGGTTCAGAGGGAGAACCATTCAGGGATATCGATTCTGAATTCTTACTGGGTCGTCAACGTGCAGTAATTAATCCTTAAATTTTATAAAATATGTATGTAAGTAAGTATTATACCTGCGAAGAAATAGACCAGCGGTTATTACAGGGTTACTATGATGACTTTGTTAAAGCTGGCTTTGCCGGAACTATTAATGAGTTCTGGGCCTTCGTACTTTCTATCAAGAATAAGGTAGATAAGAAAGAAGGATACGACTTATCGAAAAATGATTTTACCGATGAGTTGAAGGCTAAACTTGAGGGCATCGAAGAACATGCAAATTATATCACTAAAGTTTCTCAGCTTGAGAATGATTTGAAATATCAAACCGAGGAAGAAGTTAAACAGATGATTAGTGATTTGGTTGATGGTGCTGATGATGCCCTTGATACTCTTAAAGAGTTGGCAGAAGCATTGGGCAATGACCCCAACTTTGCAACTACTATCACTAATAAATTAACCGACCTTCGTACTGCTTTAACCGAAGAGGTTAATCGTGCTAAGGAAGCCGAAGCTGCTCTGGGTGCTGCAGTAGCTGCAGTTCAGGATAACCTAGAATATGGGTTAGACCAAATCAATAAGAAGATTGATACCGTTAAGGCAGACTTAAAAGCTGAAATCGACCGAGTTGAGAAGAAGGTAGATAAGAATGCTGAAGACATCAAAGACCTTGAAGATAAGGTAAATCAAGATAATGGTGAACTTGAGAAAGAACTCAAGGACCTTATTCAAAAGGAAAAAGATGAACGTATCGCTGCAGATAATGAGATTAAGGAAAGTGTAAATAACCTTAAGACTCTTCATATCAATGATAAGGCTGCACTCGAGGCAAAGATTGCTGAAGAAACTGCAAATCGTACCAATGCAGATACCGTACTGGATTCTAAGATTAATGAAGAAATCACTAATCGCCAGGCTGATACTTTAGCTCTTCAGGGTAAGATTGACCAAGAGAAGGTAGACCGTCATTCTGAGGACCAAGTTCTTCACAATGAAATCTCTAAAGAGGTAACAGACCGTATTAATGCAGACAATGCTCTTCAAGGTAAGATTGACCAGGAAGCTCAAGCACGTACTGCTGCAGACCAGGTATTACAGAACAATATAGATTCAGAGGCTACCACTCGTGCTGCTCAGGATTTAATTCTTGAACACAAAATTGACGATGTAAAAGAGCAGGGTGTAGAAGACAAAGAACAATTGCTCAATGCTATTGCTGTAGAGGCCGCTGCTAGAGAAAAAGGGGATAAAGACCTTGATAATAAGAAGGTAGATAAACGTGAAGGTTATTCATTGACTAAGAATGACTTTACGGATATTCTCAAAGCTAAGCTTGACGGTATTGAAGAGAAAGCCAATTACATTACCAAGCTCTCTGAGTTGATTAATGATATGGACTTCCAAAATGAAGAGCAAGTTAATGCTGCTATTCAGAAAATTGTAGGTTCTGCTCCCGAGGTACTTGATACCTTGAAGGAAATTGCCGATGCTCTTGGTAATGACCCCAACTTTGCAACAACTATCACCAAGAAGTTAGCTGCCTTAACCGAGGAGATTAACCAAGAGAAGGAAGACCGTATTGCTGGTGATGCTGCAAACAGTGCAGAGGTAGCTACAGAAAAGGCAGACCGAATTGCTGCAGATACTGCTCTTGAAACTAAACTGAAAGAATATATCGACAATAAATCCACTGCTGGTGATACTGCTCTTAATGTAGTTAAGGATAACTTGAACAAAGAAATCCAAGACCGTAAAGATGCAGATGCCGCAATCCAGGCAAGCTTGGATAAGGAAATTGCCGACAGAAAGACTGCTGATGAGGCTTACACTGTAAGTTTGAATAACGTAAACAAACGTGTTTCAGAATTGGCTTTGAGCATTCAGGATTCTATTAACACTCTTCGTAATGAACTTACGGAACAGGTTAATGCGAATACTACTGCTATCGCTACTAATCAGCACGATATCGAAAGAAACTCAGAAGCCATCACTAACTTAACCAAGACAGTAGGTGATAACTACAAGGAGGTTAAGGATATGATTAACGAGGAAATCGTTGACCGTACTAATGCTGACAGTGGTTTGAGTTCTCGTATTGATAATGTAAATATCGACCTTAACACTGAACGTGTTGAGAGAACAGCTGCAGACCAAGTTCTTCAGGTAAATCTCGATAAAGAAGTAGCAGACCGTACTGCTGCAGATAAAGCCTTGTCTACAGAATTCACTGCTAAGTTGGATAATACCAAACAAGCTTTGGAATCAGAGGTAGGTAAATTGAATACCAAGATTGACCAAGAAAAAACGGACAGAGCTGCGGCTGATACTGCATTGGGAGCTCGTATTGATACTCTAGAGGCAGGCAATACGACTGCTATGAATGACCTCAAAGAGCAGGTTAAGAATAATACCACTGCAATCAATACAGAGAAAGACCGGGCAATTGCCAAGGAAACTTCTCTTGAGGCAAAGATTGATACCAATCTTCAGAATCACAAGGATGACATGGCTGCTATCAACCAGGATATCCTTACTGAGAAGAACGAACGTTTGGCAGGTGATACTCTGTTGCAAACCAATATCGATAAGGAGGCCACAGAACGTGCTAATCAAGATACCCTTATTAATAATGCTATTGCTCAGGAAAAGGCAGACCGTACTGCTGCAGACCAGGCAATGGATAATAAGAAGGTAGACAAAGTAGATGGCAAGGGTCTTTCTGCAAATGATTTTACCGACCTTCTGTATGCTAAACTTGATGGCATCGAAGAACATGCTAACTACATTACGAAGGTATCAGAATTACTCAATGATTCTGATTTCCAGAATGCAGAACAAGTAGAGGCAGCTATCCAAAAGATTATTGGTTCTGCACCTGAAGTACTTGATACTCTAGCAGAGATTGCTAAGGCATTAGGGGATGACCCAAATTTCGCTGCAACTATGACTGCTAAGCTTACTGAATTAGAAAATAAGCTTACTGCTGAAAAGAACTTGCGTGAACAAGGAGACGATAACCTGCAACAATCTTTCACTAACCTGAGTACTACTCTTACCACAACGGTAAATGATTTGAGAACTTTCGTTAGTGAAACTCGTACAGAGTTGTTAACTTCTCTGAATGCTACCAATGCTTTGGTAAATCAGAATTCGGCAAATATCCAACGTAACTTGGAACTAATCCAGGGTATTCAAGATAACGTTAATGGTAATTACACTGCCATCAAGGATTTGTTGGAAAGTGAAATTGCTGCTCGTAAATCCGAAGATATCCGATTGGAGGCAAAAATCGACCAGAATACTTCTGACCTCAATACAGAAAGAGAAGAAAGAAAGGCCGCAGATAAAGTTCTCCAGGATAACATCGATGCAGAAGAAGCTGCCCGTATTGCTGCCGATACAGCTTTGGGTAAACGTATCGATAAAGAAATTCAGGACAGAACCGATGCTGATACTGACTTAGATAATAAATTCACTAACATTACCGATGACCATGAAGAAAGACTGGTAGCTGAAGAAGGTACTTCTGATGCTTTGCCTGATACCATGGTTACCAATGTTAGTACTGTAACCCGAACAGGTACTCAGCTTTCTTTCAAAGTAAAGACTTCAACCAAGGATAAGGCAAATAACCAATATGGTGAAGAAGTAGAAGCTACCAAGAATTTACTCCCGGTAACTCGAACTCTTGCTGGAGTTATGTCTGCTGCAGACAAGGTTAAGTTAGATGGGTTAGACCCAAATTCTTTAACTGATCTCTCTGCAGCTTCTGATGCTAATAAGGTAACAGTAACCGTAACTAAGGATAACGGTTTGAATGCTGATACTACCGAAACTTTCGATTTGCCTCAGGTATCGGCTACTAAGGCCGGTACTATGACTGCGAAAGACAAGGTGGAATTGGATAGAATCTCTACTGCTAACTTTGCTCTTGGTGCAGTAACACCTAATAAAACTACAGTAGGTATAGCTGCTACTAAGACGGTAGTTGAAGATGGTACTGTAAAACAAAATCCCATTACATTACCTGCTTCTACTGCAGAGAAAGCTGGTGTACAAACTGCGGCAGATAAGAAACTGTTTGATTCTATACCCGATAATATTATTATCTTATCTGGTGATAAACCAGTTGAGGTAGGTCAACAAAGTAGTCATGTTACTTTAATTCATAATTTCTCTTCTAAAAAAGAAGAGGGTATTTATACTCATGAGCCTAAAGATTATAAGACTACTTATATCCCAGCAGCTACTACAGAGAAAGCTGGTGTAATGACCGCCCAAGATAAAGTTAATCTGGATGAGACATTACCCAATGCTATTGCTCAAGAGGTTCAGGACCGTAAAGATGCTATCAAAGCTTTGGACGGTAAATCAGAAGCCGCTCTTGCTCAAGAAGTAGCTGATAGAAAAGCTGCAGATACTGCTTTAGATACCAAGTTTACTAAAGCTGTAAACAATGAAGCAACTGCTCGTACTTCTGCTGATACTGCATTGGGTGCAAGGATTGATAAAGAGATTGCTGATAGAACTAAGGCAGACACTGCCCTTGATAATAAACTGCAGAATAACATTAACACTCTAGAAGCTAAGCATGATGCCTTTGTAGCAACTAAGGGTAAGGCTGATGGCTTTGCTCCATTGGATAGGAATGGGTTAGTACCTGCTAACCATTTGCCTTCATATGTAGATGATGTACTTGAAGTATATGCTACCTATGATGTAAGCCCCACTGGAGGTCTTACTAATGTTCAATTGTATACGGATGCAGGTCACAAAACTCCCGTAGTTGGAGAATCTGGTAAGATTTATATGAATGTTGCCGATGGTGAACCTCCATACCAATTCCGTTGGTCAGGTACTAAATTCGTAGACAGTAATACTTCGTCTCTTATCATTGGGGAAATCGCAGGTACTGCTTTCGAAGGTAGTAGAGGTAAGCATCTTGAGGATGTGGTATCTAGCATGCCTAAAAATTTAATTAGTAAGGTTTCAATAGCTAACAAAAATAAGCGTAATATTATTATCTTATGTAACTATTCTGCTACGGATGGTCAAGGGCATTACATTGATAAACCCGATGGGATGGTAATCCCTCTAACTCCAGCCACTACTCAAGAAGCTGGTCTGATGGATGCCGATAGTGTAATAAAGCTTAATCAAACCTTACCAAATGCTATTGAAGCTGAACAAGAGGCCCGTATTGCAAAAGATAATGCTCATGATAAGCTGATTAATAGTTTACCGAATGAAATAATGACGGTAATTAACTCTATTAATCCAGCTGCGGGTTATCTCATTCTAAAATATTTTAGATGGGTAAAGAATACTGAAGAAGGTTCATATGCTAAAGGTACTGATGTAGATGTTAATATCCCTGCAGCAACCAAAACTGCTGCTGGTGTAATGACTGCATCCGATAAGACTAACCTTGATAATACAGTACAAGGCCTGGCAAAGGAGATTACCGATAGAACTAATGCTATCAATGCTCTTCGTACAGAACTAAAAACCTATATTGATAATCAAATCTCCGATACAGGTTCAGATGTAACTGCATTGGAAACTAAGGTAAATAACCATATTGCCAATAAATCTAATCCTCATGAAGTTACCAAATCCCAGGTTGGTTTGGGTAATGCTTCCAATACTTCGGATGCAAATAAGCCAGTATCTACTGCTCAGGCTGCTGCTATTGCCGATGCTAAGGCTGCAGGTACTGCTGCTCAAACCTCTATCAATAACCATGCAGGTAGAAAGGATAATCCTCATACAGTAACTAGAGCTCAATTGGGATTGGCAACTACCGACCAGGTAGTATTTGCTAAGACCACGGCTCCTTCTGGTTTCTTCAAAGAATCTTCAGATGTTCGACTCAAATCTAACATTAAGGATTTGAATCATACTCTGGAACAGATTTGCCAGATACCAACCAAGTCATTCGAAATGCTTGGTAAAGAGGACGAGGGAACTATTGCTCAGAACCTCGAGGGCTTAGGCTTTGGTAAATATGTGGAAGAAGTTCCAGTAGAGAAATCTACGGTACCCAATCCAGAAGAATTCGAAACCTTAGAAATCAACGGAGAAGAGTATGTACTCGTAAAACAAGTTAAATATCACAAGATGTCAACCTTGGCAATCGAAGGTGTTAAACTTCTCTACGATGAAATCAAGGCTTTGAAGGCAGAGATTCAGGAACTTAAAAACAAATAAATCTTATGGGAGAGATAGCAACCTGGAGTGCTGTCAAAAGTAAAGTAGGCCTTGGTAAGGATGGTAATGACTGTCCTACCAAGGCTGAATTGTTAGCACTCTCCCCTACAGGAACAGGGGAAAATTATGTGGGGTTGGAACTATCCAATGCCGGTTCCTATGGAAATAACGAAACAGTAAAGTTAGAGGATATTCATAAGGTAACTTATAAGTATACTTTTACAGCTATAAATACTTCCTTTACTTTTCCTGCCATAGGTGGAGAATCAACCCCTGCTAGAATAGGTTTAACTTCAACTAAACAAAAGTATTGGGATGGGGTAGCTCAAGGCTCTTCGGTAACAGTGGGTCATACCGGAACAACTTTACCAGATTGGTTAAAGGGGTCTACTGATACTATGGGGTTTATTGCTACCGAAAATTTAGCTCTATCTTCAAGAGCTCATACTAGAACTTATACTCAAGATGAATCTGGTAAAACCGTTTCTGCTACCTTCACTCAGGCAGCAGCTTCTCAATCTTGGAGTTATGGGTTTAGTGTAAACCCCACTTCTATGTCTTTTGGGGCAACTGGAGGTACTAAAACTTTCACGGTAACTTCATACAAGCAAGAATTAAGAAATGGCCATAATTATGGTAACCAAATTTCTTTAACTTATACTAGAGCTAATGGAGGAAGTATATCCGGTACTGGTACTTCAGTAACTATGGGTAATAATACTTCTACCAGTACTCGTAGTGGTACCGTAACTTTAACCCAAGCAGAAACCAATAAGAAGTTAACCCTATCTTGTTCTCAATCAGCAGGTTATAGAACCTATAGTGAAATCACTGCAAGTGGAGGAAGCGTATCCGATATACCTGCCGGTGGAGGAAGTAGAAGTTCATTCTCAAGTATGCCAACTTATTCTCAGACTTGGGGATGGAATGGTTCTACAACTGGAGGAGGCACAATTACAAGCGGTGCTAGTATTTCTTATGGTACTGCCGTTAGTGCAAGTTCTTTGGGAACTACATCTAAGGCTAGAACAAGAGTAGGCTCCCTTACTTGTACAGTATCCCTGAATGGTAAATCGAAATCTATAACCCTTGATGTATATCAGGCAGCGAATTCAATTACCAGTACTACCGATGGTACACCAGTAATAAGTTTATCGGCAAATTCATACTCTATCTCTAATTCAGGAGGTAGTGTTAATATTTATGCCAGTGTAAGTATACCTACTACCAACCATTGGAGTTCAGGGTCAACAAGTGCAGGTTCTTCGAAGAGTGCTACACCCACGGTTAGTGCAAGTGGTACTGGATTTAGTTTGAATTCAGCTAAGACGGTACTTACTGCTACAGAGAACACGGGTACTTCAAGTAGAAGTTGTACAGTAACTGCATCCTATAGTGGGGCAACTACTAAAACCATCACAGTTACTCAGAGTGCTGCTTCAGTATCTTATAAGTATTACTTGGCATTTACTTCCCCTACTGGTTCTAGAACTACTTCCAGAACCGGATTATCAGCTTTGGGAGGTAATAATTTTACAGTTGATGTAGCTTATTCTTTTAAGACTAAGGTAATAAACGGTTCTGAAATAAGTACAAGATACCCATTAGCTTTAACTGTAACCTCAAAACCAAGTTGGGTTACAAATGTAGCAATTACAACGTTATCAAGCGATAATGGAAACTATGGGTTAACCTTAACCTTAACAGAGAATACCGTAGAATCAACAAGGTCAGGTACCATTAAATTAAGGCAAGCAGAAAACGATGGTGACGGTTGGGAGCTTACAGTCAACATAACTCAGAATGCTGCAGTGATTACCTATGAATATGTATTTAGTATATCATAGGTTATATACAACACCGGTATTTATTATATGAGAGACCCTAAAAACTTAATTATTAATTTGCTGGGATGACTAAAAGGAGTGCATCTATTTTAGGTGTACTCCTTTTTTCGTTTTAACACATTAACTAAGGAATTATGGAACAACAAGAACAACTCACCGAATTTAAGATACAACTAGCATTACCTGCTCCAAATATAGAGGTTGCTCAAGAAGTAGCAAACAAAGCTCAGGTACTCATTAATCAATTTGGATACTATCAATTTCTAAAACTGGTAGACTTCATGCAGAAGAATCCAGGTGCAGTATCATTCGGTTTAAACTTAATAAATAGAAAATGATTATGGAAGAATTGATTTTTCAGAAAGTACAAAAGGGTGATATGATTTTCACCTTAGAGAAAGATCGTCGGTCTGGTTATCCAATCTTTGACCAAGCAAGAGTTTTAAAAGTTGGCGAAAGTAAACCAATGGCCTCAAATGGTAAAGAAGGTTTTGTTAACAGTATCGAATTAGTGATACAAGATTCAATATCTCAAATTACCATTTATTTACCAACTAATGTAAATGAAGGTATTTATAATGGTACCTATTATACGACCAATCTTGATAATATCATTAATGAGGTATCAATGCAGAAACAGAATGCTTTAAATATTTTAAATAACAAAGCCAAATTTGAGGCAGTTGTTTCTGAATGCGATAATATTCTTGGTCTAATTAATAATCGTTCAGAATCACCCCGTAATCCTGCTCCGGATTTCGAAGAATTTAAGTTATCCATGAATGAGAGGTTAACTAACCAAGAAACCCTTTTATTAAGGATTGCTCAAGAATTGGGATTAGATAAACCTAAACAATAATAAGAATTATGCCAAGTAAGTCGGTTAATATTACACTATCGACTCCAATTGGTCCTCTAGAAATATACGTAGATAAACGAGAACAAGCTCGTGCAGAAAGGTTGATTGCTAAAACTCCAAGTATCTTAACTAAGGGTTATGCGAAAGGTACAGAAAAGTTTGGTAATCAACTTCTTCGTATAGTAAGACGAAGTTTGAATACTGGTGTACCTCCAAGAGGTTCCGGAGTATCTTGGCCACCACATGCTCCTGGTACCATAAAGAAGTATGGGGACCATACCATGCTAAATCTTACTGGACAATATGCCAGGTCAGTTACCTTAGTAAAAGGTAAGAAAAGAACTTTCGTTGGTTTACCAATTGGAATCAAGAAGATTACTTATACTGGTAAGACTTCAAGAAAAACTTTGAATCAGATAGCTATCATGTTAGAGTATGGTAGTAGAGATGGTAATTTACCACCTCGTCCTCTCTGGGCTCCTGCATTTAAGGCTGCTGGTGGAAAAGCTGCCTTACAAAAGGAAATACGAAATGAAGTTAGAAAAGAAATAAGGAAAGTTAAAAATGGCAGCAGACTTTGAAATATCTTCATTATCCGGAACTGGTACTGCAACTATTAGGGTAAAGCCTAAGGCAGTAAACGAAGACATGAATAATATAAAAGAGCAGGTTCTCAAGGTAGTAGTTCAGGGTGTAGAAAGGGAAGTAACTCTGGTACAAAAGGCCGCTCCTAAAATAGTAGAGACCTGGGGAACTTATTTTAGTATCACTCCAGAAACTACTTCCCATACTTTCGATGGTACTAAAAGGGGTGAGACTCTAGAAATAGGTGTATACAGTTACCAACAGAAGTTTATCGATAATAAGCCTCAAGATGAATATCGTGCTGTAGATTGGAAAGTTGAAAGCTCCTCAGATTGGTTAGAGGTAACCCAAGAAATTGGAGAAGCTAATGCCGCAGGTAAGCTTACTATCAAAACTAAATCTACTAATCAAGAACATAACCCCAGTAACTATGACCCCTTGGAAAGAACTGCTATAGTTAAGATTATCTCACAGCAAGAACCTAACACTGAGATAGTTTTAAATATAACTCAATCTCCAGGTACTAGAACTACTAAGTATGGCTTTGAACCAACCCCGAATATACCATTCCCAAATCTTGGTCAAAATACTAGTACTGCTCAGATTAGTAATGTAAAGGGTTATCAGTACTACCTTATCAACGGTATTCAAGTTGCTAAATTTATAAAACAATTTAAGATAACCGATATAAGTAAGACAATAGAGGGTCAATTCCCTGGAGGTATTGGTTCTGAACCAATACCCTTTAAAGTATGGCTTACCGATTATCCTTCAAATATTGCTACTCAATGGGTTAGTGAATTAAATTGTGTTGGTCATTTACAAACCCTAATGAGTGGTTTTGGAGGTATTCAGGTAACTTATAATGGGTATATTAATGACAATGGCAATCAAAGTGTTCAGTTAAATATTAGATTAGGACTTTAATGGTAAACTCAGAAGAAATAGTAGAAAGAACTTTTTATATCTCTCTACTTAGTACAATGTTAGAAATGGGTCTTACCTTAAACCCAGAAGACTTCTTACCTTTGTCTCAAGAAAACGAAAAAAGATTTCAAGAGGCAATCAAAGGTATGAAGAAGTTTATACCACTTTTTGGTATAGGGAATAATCAAGTAAAAGGCCCAAAGACTCTCCCAAGAATAACCATAGAACTACAGGGTTATTATGCTGGAGATATTGGTGTGAATAAATACATCATTGGTGATAAACTTGAGGATGGTAATTACCAAGCTTCAGAGTTTCCTTATGAAACTAAAGATATTACCATAGATGTACATCTAGTTTCTCAAACACAAGCCGATATGAGGTTGCTACATACAATCTTATATACTGGCTTACCTGCTAGAGGATACGTGAGACCATACTTCAATGACTTAGAGGAATGGGAAAAGGGCAGGCTTGCTCCCACCGGAAACCTATTCATTGAAATTGGTAATTATTATGACCATCCCGATGTAGAACATGGTATACTCGAAAAGGTATATACCTATGTATGTAAAGATGGTATTCTCCCAGAAAAGCTTTTGGAAGAAGGTACACTTACACCTATCAAGGATATCTCAGTTCTCATTGGATTGTTAGAACAAAACGAAAATGAGATGCTAGAGTTAAAAGTACCTAAGGTATAGGTACAATACTCTAGGGTATAAATTAAACGAGTAATTAACTTTAATCACAATAGAATTATGCCAACTTCACCTCATGTTGATTTTAAGTTTAAGAACAACAATGTTCTTCAAACTACTCCCATGTTAGGAGTTTCTTGTGTATTGGCTAGAACTACTAAAGGTCCATACGATGACCCTTCAGAAATCATCTCTACATTCTCTCAGTTCCAAAGAATCTATGGTTCTGAAATTGTACCCGATGGTTCTGTATCAAATATCGAAAAGGCTTTGCAAGGTGGTTCTAAGCTTCGTGTTATTCGAGTACTTGGCAAAGGAGCTACTCAAGGTACAGTAACTGCTTCTCAGGCTGCGGCAAGAAAAGCTAAAGATTCAGAAGATGAAATCTCAGTTGCTTCTGTTGTACCTGACCCAGCTAAACCCTCTGCTTTGATTACTTTAAAATCTGGTAGTACTACTTATAGTTTTGGATTAGTAACCAAGGGATATGGAGATCCAATTGGTAGTGCAAATACTTTCCAGGTTGGTTTTTATAAGCAAGCTAATACCTTGTATTATAAAATATATTCAGCTAATGGGCAAGTACTTGAACAGGGCCCAGTAATAACCTACAAAACTGCCGATGATAACAATAACACTTCGGTAGATTACCTTGCTCTTAGTGCATTTGCTAAGAACTCGGAATATATTAAGCCGGTAATTACTGCAGGTTCCTCTTTTGAAAACCTAATTAAGTGGCTTACCGATGATATTGATGGTACTAAGAATGCTATCACTATTACCGTGGGAGATGCTGCACCCTCCGAAACAGAGAAACTGTTTAATGGTACTATCGGTAGTGCAGGTTCCACTCCAACTGCCGAAGAATGGATTGCTTCACTGGACTTGGTAAAAGACTACACAGACTTCTACCAATTGTTTATTTCACATATCTCTCAACACCTTACTACCGATTCAGATGTACTCAAGGTATATAAGGCTGCTGCAGATATGGCAAAGGAATTGATGGAATGGGTACTGTATATCGAAGTTCCCAAACATTTAACCCATTATACTCAAGGTACTCAGGCAAGAGATTACAAAGCTCAGGTAACTTGGGTACAGACTTGCCTTGGTACTGTAGGTAACTCTAAGTACATTGCCTACTTTGGTGGTGGACTTAAGTACTACAACGAAAACGGTAATCTTCAGGATTCCGATGTAGTGGGTACTATTGTTGGTTTGGGAGATGCCTCTGCTACTCAATATGGTCCTTGGAAATCCTTTGCTGGTATGAACCGAGGGGTTATTGGAGATGCAGTTGGTCCAGTATGCCCCAACTATGGTTCTCCTTCTCGATATAACGAACTGAACACTCTTGCTCAGAATTATATCAATGAGATGGTAATCAAAGATACTCCAGATGCAGGTAAGCAAACCATGCTATGGCATTGCTTCTCTTCTCAAGTAAAACAGGATTCTGAAAGATTCCTTTCAATCGTAAGACTGAACCTTTACCTGAAGAAGTTCCTTCGCCCGGTACTCAACAAATATATCGAAGAACCAAACGTTTGGAGTACTTGGAAGAGAATCTGGTTGGAGGTTAAACCTACACTGGATTCATTGGTAGATGAAGATGCTATGACCGAGTATACCTGGATGGGTGACCAAGATGCAACTTCTTGGGATGACCTTTCGGTTAATAACGAAGCAGATGCCCGTCAAGGTAAGTACCGTGCTATCCTTAAGTATAAGGATGTAGTTCCTATGCAAGAGGTAACTATGGAGATTGTAATTGATGCGGCATCCAAATCTGTATCAATCGTAGAAACAAGTAATAACCTATAAACATATAACGATGGGAGCAAAAGTAAAAAACCCACGGAAGAAATTCTTGTGGAGCATCATGTTCCCCAAACACCCTATCAATACTTATCTGTTTCAAAGTTGTACTTTGCCGGATATTGAGATTGACCAGGTTGCTCATGGGGACGTCAATAGAGATGTTAAAACTGCAGGTAGGGTTACTATAGGTAATCTTATCGTAGAGAAACTTATGACTACTGCAGGTTCCGATACATGGCTTCATGATTGGCTATACTCTTGCCAGGACCACATAGTTGGTGGTGGTTTAGTACCAAGCCAATACTGGGAAACGGCAATTGTAAACGAACTTGCCGAAGATGGAGTCTCAGTTCTTAATACCCATGTCTTCGAAGAGGTATGGCCATGTAAGATTACCGGCTTAGACTTGGACAGAATGGCTTCAGAGAATACCATTGAGTCCATAGAGTTCTCAGTTGGTACTGCAGATAAATACTAATTCCTTAGTCTATTTTCACTAAGATTCGGTGGAGGGGTGGGATTCCTGTGATAGGAGCTCACCCCTTTCTTGTTGTTATAAGGAGTACTATGAACATATGTAAACATTAAAAATAACAGTTATGGAATTTAGAACATTTAGATTTACCGGACCCTCTGGTTACGAATATGAAATCAGAGAACAGAATGGTGCTGATGAGGATATCCTCAGTAACCTTTCAGACATGAAGACTTTGATGAACCTTACCAAGTTCATTGCAGCAATTGTAATTAGAACTACGGCTACACCCAATGGGAAATTAACCATAGATGATGCCCTTAACTTACCGGTCAATGACCGCTATGCTATTATCTTTAATTCTCGTATCTTCTCTTTGGGGGATGAGGTAGAATTTGAATATGATTGGGGCAAAGAGAATGGAGGTAAAGTTACTTATGGCCAAGACCTTCATGAGTTCCTTTTCGATTACGGTACTGCTCCAACTGAGGATGATTTGAATCAAAAGCCCGATGCTATCCCTTACTATCCAGAAGGGGTTAGATTGATAAACCATGAATATGTTCTCTCCTCTGGCAAGAAGATTAAATTCGATTGTATGACGGGTAAGGGGGAACAAGATTTCATGAAGTTGCCATTGGATAAGCAAACTAAGAATGCTCCTCTTCTTTGTCGGAACCTTTACTTAGAGGTTGATGGTAGTTGGGAAAAGGTAGAAAACTTTACCCCATTTACTGCAAAGGATATGGCTGAGATGAGAAAGTATATCTTATCTATGGACCCCATTTTCAAAGGTGAGTCTCACATCACTAATCCAACCACTGGAGAGGAAAGAACTTATCCTATAGTTTGGGCACCGAATTTTTTCTACCTGACGGAAGAGTAATGTTAGAGAGTGATTTTGTTTATATCACCAGAGCCGAGATAGCCTTAGACTATTTCGGCTTTTTACGTCTTCCGTATCGAATAAGGAAAATATTCAAGGAAATGGCCGAGCAATATTATAAACAATTAAAGAAAAGAAAATAAATTATGAATACCAGTAGGAGTATAGTAGAGGTCGGTGTTGCCATGGTTTTAAAAGACCGATTCTCTCAAGAAGCTGGCAAGATATCTGGGTCATTCAGAACAATGATGAATGATATGAATACCTGGAATAGAGGTATACAGATGTCAGCTTCTAATACAATGGACTTCGGAATGCAGCTCGTAGGGGGAATGGCAAGGGCCTATAAATACTCTGCGGGTGTTCAGAATGAAGTTTGGACTGCTTCGAAAATTGCTGGTGCTACCATTGCAGAACAAAGAGAAATGTTACAATTGGCAAAGGATGTCAATGAGATAACTCCTCTTACGGCTTCAGATGTTGCATCAGGACAAAGATACCTGGCTATGGCGGGTAATAAATTCGATGCTATTAAAGAGATGATTGGGCCAGCATCTAAGCTGGCTTCAATCTTTACAATGCCAGTGGGACAGAAAGGTGGTGTAGCTGACTTGATGACTAATATCATGTCAATGTACCAAATCCCAATGGGGGAAGCCGCTAGAGTAACCGATGATTTATATACTGCAGTTACTAATGCAAATATATCTTTAACAGACTTAGCCCAGTCCATATCTTATGCAGGAGCAGATATGGCAACTGCTGGAGTAGACCTTCGGCAAACCGCTGCTGCTATTGGTGTATTGGGTGATATGGGTATACAGGGTTCTATGGCAGGTACCTCACTGGCCAATATGATTCGTTACTTACAACTCTCTCTTGTTAACCAAAAAAAGAAAGGCTATAACGCTTTAGCAGACCTGGGCTTAAGTCCAGATGAATTCTTCGATGCTCAGGGTAATCTTATAGACCTTTATACTATCTATCAGAAGTTTGCTAAGGCTGCAGTAGATTTACCTTCACGAATTGAAACACCAACTTTCTTCAATATCTTTGGAGTTCGTGGTAATCGTGGTATGCTCCCCGTACTTAGGGATATTGCTTCTGGTAGAGATAAGATGGGTAAGATACTTGCTACTTATGACCAAAACATTGGGGCAGTAAATCGACTCAATGAAGAACGTCTTAAAACTGATGCAGGTGTAATTGACCAATTCGAATCAAGTATAGAGAACTTAACAGTTACCGCAGGTGCGGCTTTGGGTAGAATCTTTACCCCAGTACTAAATGTGGGTAACTCTATAATCAAAGTAATTAATTCTATCTCAGAAACTTGGGTTGGAGGTTTTGGTCTTAGGATAGGAGCTACTGCAGTAGTAGTGGGTACTATAGTTGCAGGGTTTAATACTGTAAGAGGTATTATTAGGTCTGTTGGGTATTTACAAACTATTGCTACTGCTTCTACTGAAGGTATGTCTGCTGCAGCAATAAAAACTAATACTCAGTTTGCCATTATGGAAGCACACATGGTAAGGATGGTTAACCTTATGAGAACCATGGTTCAACTCCAAATGATGTCAAGCGGTATTGGTATGAATTCTGCTGGTAGATTTTATAACACTAAAACCGGAAGATATGTTAAGACACCAAATCCTGGAGTACCATTAGCAACTACTATGGCGGGTAATTTAGCTGGAGGGGCTTTAGCTGGAGCAGGTGCCCAAGTTGGTAGTCAAGTGGCTAGGCAAGGTGCTATAAAGGGTTTAGCATCCCTCGGTGGTAGACTTATGGGATTACTTGGTGGACCCTGGGGATTAGCAATTACCGTAGGTCTTCCACTATTAATAGAGGTAGGAAGTAGTCTTATTAAATCAGTAGATAGAAATACAGAAGCTCAGAATAAAGAAGACCCATCTGCAATCAGGGCTCAGAATGAAGAAAGGTTTCTGAATGCAATGAGAGCAGCTATTAGAGATGGCTTAAAAGACGGTAAGATTAATATCAGTGTAGATGGTGAGATATTGGGAGATTATTCTTTGGGTTCTCAGCAAGATTATACTGGTGTAGCATTAGGATTATAAAATTAAAAACACTATGGCTAGAGTATTAAATAAAGCAGCAGGTAAGATTGTTGAAAAATACAATGACCTTACAAGAGATACAGCAGGTGTTCTTACGGGTCCCTTAAATAAACTATGGAGAGCTCGGATATTACTTAATCGAACTATTTCTACTCTTCCAAAAGATGATGCTCAAAAGGGTAAACTCTATGACCCTAATGGGGTAATAGGAGAAGCTCAGATATCATCCAAGAACCCAATCCTAAACAAACAGCTCCAGGCTAAATGGAGAATGGAATTACAATTTCCAAGATTAGAAGAAGGCGAAGGAGTAGACCCAGCAAAGGGAAATAAGAATACTACTAATTACAGAAACTTCGAGGCTAAAGCAGAGGTTATATATCAGAATGAGGTAAGGATATATAATATGACTGTTAACCCCACTCAATACATTACCTTACAGAATAGACCTCCGGAATTAGACTTCCGAGGAGAAACCACATGGGCAACCATTAAATCAATGGGACGTAATGTACCAATGTATCATTTTACTGGTGCTGAGGATATTATTCAATTCAACGTATCTTGGTACTGTAATGACCCAGAAAATCCTGAGGAGGTAATCAATAAGTGTAGATTATTAGAGGCCTGGACTAAAGCTAATGGTTATCAGGCTGCCCCTCCGATTGTTAAGATTGAGTGGGGGGATTCGGGCATCTTTGATAATCACAACTACATTCTTACTTCAGCAACCTATACTCTGAAGAACTTCCAGAATGGTTATAGGGTAAGGGTACCGGGAAAGCCAGCTACTTTTGGTAATGGTAGGTTATTGCCTGCAGCAGCAACTCAAGAATTGATTTTCAAGAGAGTAAGTGCATATAACTTATCCTATGGGGATTTTATAAATTCCGATTCACTTAAAAAGACAGGAGGTATTAAATATGATTGATGTTAACCAATATCTAATAGGAGCTAGTCCTTATAATAATGCCTATGCTCTAAATTACGGAGATGGTGATTACTCTTTAGAAGCTCCAGTAGTTTCTGTACCTTCATCCTCAAACGATATTCAACATACCGTTAAGGATGGGGAGACTTTACAGAATATAGCCTATAGATATTATGGTGATTCTGGTAAATGGTATCTTATTGCAGAAGCTAATGGTATACTAAATCCTTTTAAAGAGGTAGAAAGTGGAACACTTATAAGAATCCCAGTTTATGGCAGCTAAACAAAAACCTATATTATATAATGGGATGGGCCAACCATATTTGGCTCTATTCGATTTTAGAGGTATGCCAATAATGAATCCCATTACTGGTATACCTCTTGGAGCTTATATTAGTACCTGGAATTATAGGTATGATGAAGAAAAAGAAAATCTTGCTACAATTACATTTGATACTGGAGACCCCGATACTGTAGACATAGAGGCTTTACAAGAAGGTAGTGTGATATGCTTACAGTGGGGATACATATACCCAGACGGTCAATTCATATCTGGTCCAATTAAAACTATCAAGGTTAGGGACTTTGAGGCAAAGTTTGATTCTACTGGTACTCATGTAACTATCAAGTGTATAGACTCTATCGGGGATTTAAGATATCAGCCACCCTATAATTTCTCTGAAGCTTCAGAGAACAGTTTATCTTCATATTTAGATGGGGGTTGTGATAATGGTGTAGGTGTAATCATAGAAATCTTTCAGTAATGGAACAACGAATAATAAGTAATAAAGTATATGAGTCACTACAGGTACCTACAGAGAATACTCGTACTACTACTGGAAAGGTACTTTATGCTAATAAATACAGTGGAGTAGCAGAAGTGGCTATGCCAGAAGATTTGAAGGCTTTGATTAATAGTGACTTTGGATTAGTTGGCAAGAATATCTTAGTTCAATTAGAACAGAAGATGAGAGGTTATACTAATGGCCCTTGGTATATAGATTCAAGAGATAATGTTATCTATATACATAATAGGAAATTCCACGAAGAACCCGTAACTGTTTATACTTATCAAGGTGGGAATGGGGAAGTACTTAGTGTTCAATTTTCTACTCAGAAGGTAACTAAAAGAGTTAAGGCTACACTCTCTCCTGCTATTAATCCTGAAAGTAAAGACTTAGAAATATTAAGTACTGGAATTGATGATACCGAAAAATTACCCGAGATAGTAGCTAATGAGAATAATGGGGTATATTATAAGAACTGGCATACCTCAGTAGGTAAATATGGTGCTGAAAATAATCCTCAAGATATACCAACTATTATGGAAATGAGATTAAAGCATACTATAAATACCGACCCTAACTTAAGAGCTTCAATTGAAGCTAGGAAACAATCGAATGACAAATGGAATCAAGATGTAGCAGAATATTCTGCTTCTAGCCCAGCCGAAGCATATAGACAAGGTAAAGAAAAATTCCTTAATGAACTTAGTACAGACCAGGTAAGAAGTATCATAAATAAAACTATTCAAAGAGAAGAATTTCCTGCTGATAGACGTGCAGCTTTAAATGCAGCTCTTAAGAATGTGGTTAATGGTAAGACCTTAGATGAAGATATATACAATATCCTTAAGAACGAAAGATACCTTTTTGAGGGTAAAGACCAAATGGAATACATGGTCATAGAAGACCTGGACCCAAGAGACTTTGACCCAGAACATACTCCCAAGGGTGGAGCTAATGCTTGGGGATTAGAGGATGAAGAAAGTGTTTATCGAGGTATATCGGCTTTAAAGAAAGGTCCATATACCATGGTGATTGATGACACTCCGGTTATCAAATATAAAAATCCCTTAAATAAGAGTTTGGGTATTTATAGTGTTACAGTGAAAGTTCAGCATTGGAAAAAAGCTAATGTTGAAATACCACTGTACAAACTTTATCATAACTTGTTCAGTAGATATGGTGGGATAGATAAGTGGGCATGGGCAGCTAATGCTAATGCTAATGGTGGTTTAAAGCATACTGAGAGTAAACTTGTTTGTCAGATGCAAGTTGTTGGAAGGCCTTTACTAGCTTCTTCTCAAGTATTAATCTTAGAGAATGTGGGTAAACGATGGTCTGGTCCTTGGTATATAAAACAATGTACCCACTCTATGGATGCAGGTCAGGGATACGTAACTAACTTGGAGTTAGTAAAGAATTCAAGTAGGGCTGGTTCTACCACTTCTAAAACCGGTCTATCTACTCAAACAGTTGTAGCTAATGATGCTAAAGCTAATGCTATAACTTCCAAGGGTAAAGATAAGAAGGCTTTAAGTAATATTAACGAATTAGATTTGAGTTGGACTTACAATGAAGTTGCTTATTTCATCGAATCTGGTATTATGGACAAAGAAGGAAATGTATTAGATGTTAAACGTAGAGATGAGATGGCTCGAAAGAAGGCTTATTATACTGAAGTATTGGCTAAGACTCCAATCGAGAAAGCAGAAGGTATAGCTGTAAGTTCTGGTAGTTTAACTACTTCTTCTGGTAAAGTAATACCTGGAAAGATAACTATCAAGGATATTCAAGTACCAGATGATTATTGGGTTAAATTCGATTACATGGGAGTAGCCATAAAGAGATTCAAAGAATATATCAAGAATAAGGAAGTGAGGTAATTATGGGCTATGAAACTGCAAAGATAATAACCGAAGAAGGCCTAGAGGGTCTTGGAAGGTACTACTCTATTTACCGTGGTATAGTTGTTGATAATAATGATACCGAAAAGAAGATGAATAGAGTAAAAGTATGTATACCAGAAGTAATGGGAGGTACCTTTGCTTGGGCTTTACCGAAAGGACAACATGGTTCAATAAGTAGTGGATTTAAGTTCTTAGCCCCTAAGGTAGGAGATATAGTATTCATTACTTTTGAATTTGGTGATCCTACTAAACCCCTATGGGAATATCATGGTTGGAGTATGAATCAAGTACCCCAACCCTTGGATGGCCCAAATAAGATGGGGATAGTTACTCCAGAAGGTAATCTCATTGTAATAGACGATGATAATGGGAAACTAAATCTTTATTTTAATGGAGATATCTCAGTTTATTCTGAATCTAATGTAGTGGTATCAGCTAATAAGGATATCAATGTATCTTCAGGTGATACCCTTATATTAAATACCGGAGAAAATCAGGGGTTAATCAATATTGCTCAACTAACCGAAAAACTAAATCAAACTATCCAAGAACTAGAACAACTTCGCAGTATGTTCAATTCTCATGTACACTCAGGTGTAACTACTGGACCAGGTTCTTCAGGTCCTACAGTAACTCAAGTAACTAAACCTTTCTCACAATTCGTTGTAGACGATTATGAGGATAAAACCTGCATACACTAATGGAAAAGAATTACTTTACAGACTTAGTTGGTATAGGTGTAACTTATCCTATCCAACTTACAACTAATGAAAAGGGTGAAAGAGGTTGGTACCCAGTGAACGGAGATTTCAAACTTATCAGAGATAATATAAGTTCGATATTATACTACATGATAGGCCAGAGATTTCGACAGGAAAACTTTGGTAGTAAACTATGGCAATGTATTGAGGAACCAAACTCACAAGCCCTGAGTTTTATAATTAAAGAGTTTTTAAAACAAGCCATAGGTGCTTGGGAACAGAGAATAACCTTCCAAAGTATCACAGTTACTAGAGTTGATGCAAAAATACACATAGAAGTAACCTATGTAGTAAATGGAACAAATTCTAGTCAGTACCTCGATATCACCTATGACCGGTCGGATAATTCATTAAATACACAATAATATGGGAATCACGAATAAATGGCTTAACCCATACCAGAGGTCTTATCAACAGATTAAGGCCAAGCTGGTTGAATCCCTTATGGGACTCAAAGACCCTCAAGGTCAGAAACTCATAACGGATTATTCGGAGGGGAACATCTTAATTATCATCCTCTCATTGTTTGCGGCAATTGCCGAAGTACTTCACTACTATGTAGATAACATGGCAAGGGAAACTTTCCTATCTACGGCAAGAAGGTATGATTCGGTAGTTAAACATGGGGCTTTGGTAGATTATCATGCTCGAGCAGCAATTGCTGCTACAGTAGATGTAATCTTATCCAGAAGTATTACTGGTAATTCTATCGGAGCTAAATTAACTATACCTCAAGGAACTTTATTTACGGATTCTAGTGGTAATTCTTGGTTATCTGCCAGAGACGTAACTTGGTATTCAAATGTAACCACTTGTAAAGTACCAATTATACAACATGAGAAGTATACTGCAAGCGCTCTCAATAATATGGTAATACCCACTGGAGATAGAGTTATAATTCATCTTGGTACTCTACCCAATGGTAAGTATTATGAACAAGGCTCTATGTCATTACAGATAGGTGGGGAAACTTGGGTATTAGTAGATACATTTGCAAAATCCAAACCCACAGATAAGCATTTCATGGTTTCAGTAGATGAGGCACTCAATCCTTATATAATGTTTGGAGATGGTACCTTTGGTAAGAAGCCTGCAGCAGGAGCAAAAATAACCAATGTGGTATTCTATTTAACCAATGGTGTACAAGGTAATGTAAAGAGTAATACTATTACTTCTGTACCTTCAGTAATCTCTTCTTCAATTACTGATGCTACCGTAAGTAATGCTTACGATGCCGGAGGTGGTTCAAACTACGAAAACTTTACCATGCTCAAGGAACACATACCTTTGAGTGTAAAGACTTTGGGAGTAGCAATTACCAAAGAGGATTTCGAAAGTTTAGCTATGTTAGTTGATGGAGTAAATAAAGCTAAAGCTGATTATGAATGCGGTAGAAAGCTTACAGTATATATTAGCCCCGATGGTGGAGCTGTTGCTTCTTCTGAATTAATCAATAGGGTATACAATCTATTATCTCAAAGGGCTCCTATGACTACTTGGTTGAAGGTTAAGTCTGCAGGTAAGGTTCAGATTATTCTAGAGATGGATGTTACCGGTAAGAAGTCTTATAAGACTCCCGAGATACAAACTCAAATTCTTACAGCATTATACAATGCCTATTCTCCAGAGCAAGCTCAGATAGGAGGAAGCGTAAGGTTATCAGATATATATGCCTTAATAGATAACTTATCAACAGTAGATTACCTTCACCTTACTAAGTTCTATATTAAACCTTGGCCTACTACCATCTATGGTAATAAAGAATTGAACTTGGGTCAGTTTAGATTGAATAAGGCTAAAGGGTCTATGACTTACTATATTACCTTCAATTCATCCACTACTTTTACTGTACGTTCTGTATCAAATGGGTATATGGCTACTGGTACTGTAGGTAATTCTATACAGGTAATAGATAAGGCTAATGGTTTTGACTTCTCTTTGGATATTCAGAACAATAGCTATCAGTCTGGTTACAGATATTCTATTACGGTATCAGAACCTAACCATGACTATGAAGACCCCGGTTTTAATTTACCAGTATTCGAAAATGCTTCACAATTAACTTTAACCGTAAAAGAAATTGTATAATGATAAACCTCAAAAATCTAATCGACTTTTTGCCATTCGAGTATAAAGCTCAAGATACCCATAAGGTAAATGGCAAAGGCATCTTAGAGAGGTTTCTAGAAATTTGTGGAGAGCATTTTGAAGATTACATTACAAAGGATATTGAGAATATCTTGGACATTATTGATATAGATAAGGCTCCGGATATGTATCTCAATTTCCTTTGGCAATTCCTCGGAGAAATGCCCTTTGCTTATGGGAACACTATAGATGCACAGAAATGGGCAGAGTACTTTAATGGGTTCTACTCCGATGCTAAACTCCAAGAGTTATCTAAGCTTTGGATAATACCAAAGGAGGGACCCTTTACTTTAACCAGTACTCAAGTAAGAAACATCCTGAAGTATTCGATATCTCTTTTTAAAATAAGAGGTACCTCTGAGTTCTTCGAAATAATGATGAGGCTGTATGGGTTAACCTGCGTAGTAACTGACCCTGCAAAGGCTGATAGTTATGATGGTTGGGTAAAAGGTAATCCGCACTTTGACCAGTATTACCATTATGACGATAAGTATACCTATGATAATACTTTCGATTGTTCTCAATGTATACCGGTAACCTTTAGACTTACCGGTCATGGATATACTTCGAACTCGGCAGCTTTCAGAAAATTTAGAGAAGCCGTAGAGGCTTTCTTTAAAAGATTCATACCCTATCATGTATCTTTCGATATTCAATATGGGTTTACCGTAAATGATGGGTATACAATTAAAGCTGAGTTAGTAAATCCGGACCAACCCAATCTTATTACTTCAGAGGTATATGAAGTACCGGTAAAGGTAACTGTAACTTCAGATTGGGTAAATGCCGACCTAAGATATCAGATATCCAGTGATAATATAAATTGGGGTTACACTAAACACGAAAGTGGTTCCATTTTTAACATACTCAGAGCAGGTACTTATTATTTTAGAAGTGTGGGAGACCCTACTAAGGTAACTCAAATCACGGTTAATCAAGAATCTTATAATCGAGTATATTCTATTACTTGTGACCCTATTACTGGAAAGATAACTCCTACTAACCTAAAAGTAAGTACAGTAGTAAGGGCAAACGTATCCTATAAGGGTACCGTGAAAACCTGTAATGTACGATTATCCGGTACTGATATAGTGAAAGTCTCTGGCTCAACTTGGGAATTTTCAGAGCCTGGTACCTACATCTTTGAGATTGTAGAGTTCCCAGTAAAGCAAACTTCATTTGTTGTAACTCGAGAAGAGATTACATATAAGGTAAGATGTACACCCTCTGAATTTAGAGTTGGGGATAAGCAAAGTATCAAGGATGCTACTACCACTCTTACCATCGAATCGAATTACCCAGAATCATTTACTGGTGAACTATATTGTAGGCTAATTGGTGATACTAAGTTGTTTAAGAACGGTGATAAGTTTACTGCTAATAGTTATGGTACTTATAAGTTTAAATGTACACTGGATAAAAGGGAAACAGATGAAGGTGTAGGTATATTCGAAGTAGTATCTGGTAAGACTGCAGTATATAGAATTACTGTTAGCCCACCAACAGTCACATTATTCAATGGCTCTGCAAAAGCTACAGTAAAGATACAACGTATTTCTGGTAATGGAGATGATTACAGAGTAAGGGTAATTGAAACTGGGGAAACCTTTAATGCTCAGAATGGTTATGTATATACTGCAAATAGGGCAGGGACTTATACCTTCCAGTCTGTAGCTTACCCTACTGCTAAGACTACTTTGGTAGTTAATAATTCTCCAGTAGTATATCAGAATAAATTAAAGATAGTACCTTCGGATGCTACAGACAGTCATTGGAAAGAACCCAACTGGGCATTACCAGAAGACCAGATAGATGATACTTATGCAGTATACCAATTACTGGATGAGAAGTCTGCTTGTAAGTTCCATCTTGAGGAAATGAAAAATGGGGTCAATGTAAGTGGTACTGCTACCTGTGATGAGAACGGGGAAACCTATAACCTTGATGAGGAAATTGTTCTTACCCAGGCTGGGACTTATACCTTTGTGGCAGATGATGGTTCTTCATTAAGATGTCAAGTAATACTGGAAGATTATCCTACAATCATCGAGATTTCTTGTACTCCCCCTTATGCAGAATTAAAGGGGAATGTTAAACAAGTATCTACTTTAATCAAGTGTACTTCTAATAAACCTGACTTCGATAGTCGAATAAGGGAAGTTGGTAAAGTAACTACTTATGACGCAGGTGGTGCTGGTTATGAATTTGTAACTGCACAAGCTGGAGAGTATATATTCGAATCAGTGGTAGATACTTCGAAGAGAACTAAGTTCACCGTAGTAGATGCAGACCTTTTAAGTGTTAGTCCTCAAAAGTTAGAATGGGAACATGATGACCTCTCAGAGAAAACATTTACCATTACAACTTACAGTAATCAATCTTGGCAAATAGTAGAACAATGATAAATTCAACAATCGATAGAATAACAGAGAACACAACTCAGTCTTTATTCAAGGCATTCACTGTGGGTATATTGGGAGAGTGTACACAAATCTTGTATGATTTGAGATGGATGATAATTCTTGCAATAATTCTAATCCTATCAGATTTATGGTTTGGGTTATCGGCAAGTAGGTTACAGAAAATCGAAATTCGAAAATCTAGAGCTGGAAGAAGAACTCTAAACAAAATAGTAGATTATATCTGTTATGTTCTACTTGGTGCTGTACTTGGTAAAGCTATTGGGGAACCCTATGGGATGAACCCAATAGTGGTATCAATAACGGTTATGGTAATATGCTACTGTTTCGAAGTAGATAGTATATATGGACACATCTGTGAAATACATGGTATTAAGAAACGGTACAGTATATGGAGAATACTCTTTAAATTGTTAACCCTCAAGTTCAAGGATGTAGGTGAAGCATTTAAAGATATGTCAGAACAGAAAAATCAATTTAAAAATACTAAGGACAATGAAGACGTACTTTAAGTATGAAGGTATTATTAAATCAAAGGAAGCAGCAGAAGCAATTGCTGCTCCTTCTGGTTTAGGACCATTCTGTGGATTTGGCTCAGCTACCATAAATGGTAACAAGTTAGTGGTATCTCCTCAGGGAGTTGCTGGAAGTAAGTATGCCAATGTAATCAAGGATAGGATTATGGCAAGGTATATGGCAAAGGCTTCAGAAGATGGAGAATTGCCAGACGTGAACTTTGGGTGTATTTCAAGGGATGGGTATGTATTTATATCCGATGAACAAACGATTACTATTGAGAACATCCAAGGTACCCAAGGTTCAACAGAAGAAGTATTACTCTTTGCAGTACATACTACTATTTCTGAACCAGTAGATAATCCAGTAGACTTCGTAGCTTATTGGAATGAATCTTCCGAAAGCTTTTACACATTGTTCAAAAAGTCTCTGGATATTTATTATCCGATTGCCGAAGAAAATCGTACACCGGATATCATTAATAATGATATATATTCCAATTATGATATGACCTATAGCAATCTTCTAGAGATGGTAGAGAGTGCTTGCCCTTATTACTCTAATAATAAAACTTCCGTTGTTCTTATCGGAGTATATGGTAAGGGTACTGATGCAATGACCAAACGAAATGAGAACTTTGCTATCGTACCCTATCAGGGTAAGTTCCAAGAAATCCCTTATACTACTGCTGCCCAGAGTATGATGAAAGAATCAGTGAAAAGAGTAGAACAGATAAATTCAGGCTTTCCAGTAGTAGATGAATCGGGTACTAAGTTAAATATCAAGCAATACATTGATAGTCAAATTGAGGCTATCAGAAAAGAATTCTCTGAATCTCTGAGTACTGCTAACTTACCAATAGGTTCTATCATCCTTTGGGAAACCGATGTAATACCGGAGGGCTGGGCAGAATATACTAAGGCAGCTGGTAGAATAGTTATTGGTTACCAAGCTGGAGGAGTTCAGATTGGAGATGAAGTAATGCTACAGAATGTCGGAGATTACTATACTCCAACTAAAGGCAACTTCCTAATCTCAATTAAAGGCGATGACCTTCCTAAGCATAGGCATGCTCTTGGTGTATCTAAAGGTAAACAAGATAATGCCAATAACTGGGAGAATGTTCGTCCTCAATCTTTCTTTAATAGGGAGACGGGATTGAATGGAGATTTCGGTAGAGGAACTCCTACCAAGGGTATTCAAGATGGTGCTATCGTAGTAAGCTGGAACCTATTAGGGGAATCTTTCTTACAAGAAACTTCGGTAGAAACTTTGGATATTGAGAAATTGCCACCGACTATTACATTACGATATATCCAAAAAATATCATCATAAAGTTGTTATTAGTTATTTAGTAGTATTAAAACTCATGTGTATCATTTGTATTGTTTAAGAGTAAACATTTGTTTACAATCTGTGTTTTGCGTAGTAAAAATTAATTGGGAGAGGGACGTTGGGAAACGCCCCTTT